CTATCTGTGTAGACTGGACTAATAGAGCGTATAGATACATCTGCAACAGTGACCGGGTCTGGGTCAACATCCGCATCGTTGCGGTCGTAGTCCACCATCTCAGTGAAGTCTTTGTAGACTACATCGGTTATGGTGACTGAGTCTGTCAATACGGTCTGAATGGCAAACGAGTTCACCGTATCAGAAGCGGTAACTGAATCACTAGGGTTTTTACCTATATTGAATGAATTCAGTGTGTCCGCCGCAGTGACCGAGTCAGTCTTGGCAAGGCTAGGTTGCAGTGACGAAGAGTCTGTAGCAGTAGCAGTATCCTCAATTCCGTTCTTACCTACATTAAGCGCTGCTGCATCGGTAGCCGACGCACTATCAGCAACAACTTTAGACGCGTTAAACACTGGCGACGCGTCGGATGCTGTAGCAGTGTCCGTTAGGGTCTTACCAACATGTTTGGTATTGACTGTGTCAGCCGCAGTAACTGCGTCCGTTGTTGTTTTGTTCTGCGCAAACACAGGCGCAGAATCAGACGCCGTAGCAGAATCAGTAAGGGTTTTCCCTACGCTACGGGTAGATGTGTCAGACGCAGTAACTGGGTCTGGGTCAACGTCCGCATCATTGCGGTCATAGTCAACAACCTCGGTTACATCCTTGTAGACCACATCGTACATCGTGACCGAGTCAGTGAGCACAAGCCCCGGTTGGAAAGTAATCTGTTCTGTTGGCACTACAGAATCTGTTGGGTCAACAATACCTTTACCAAATGAAAACTCCCGGAAGTCAGACATGATAACTGTCTGTTCTTCCAAGTACTCCATTGGGACAACAAAGGCACTGATTTGAATATCTTGCTGCGGACGAGCCGTAACAGTCGCGCCGCCAGCAGCCGACATACCGATAGTCACGGTCGAAACCGCAACCACCAGTGATGTAGTCAGTGCGTAGGAGACGCGAATATTTGCCATTAGAAGTTATCCCTCACTGTGAAGCGGAGAGTTTCAAACACAGTCTGGTTGTCTCCGTTAAAGTTAATGACAACTTCACCTTCATACATGCCGGGGTCTACATCAAGCACACCACCGGAGAATCCAAACTGCACTTGACCGGTTGTGCCACCGCTCAACTTCGTGCAAGATATTGTGGAAAGTAGAGTGGTTGTACCAGCCTTGCGAAACTTTACCGTGACAACAGTTGTCGAGAGTGACAAATCAATGGGCGTGCCAGTAATGTCGTCCGTCAGCGTAAGGACAATAAGCGGTTTTTCGTCGCCTGCTACTAATCGGATGACATCTGCTGCCATATGAACCTCATGCGAATGGGCGCATCTGCACTGACATCGAGGCTCGACCTGCGCCTAGATTTGCTCGTGCTCTACGCTCTACGGTTTTAGATAAGTACTGCTTAGAATGATACGCCGCTAACTCGCGGTCAGACCAATTTTTATTGGGCAGTACAAGTAAATGTTGCAGTGCACCGTGCATGATGACGTTCTCTAGGTCATCAAAAACAGTCTTGTCCATCCCAGTGGAAGTGCGGATAGGTTTCAACGCCACAATCATTGCAAGGTCGTAATTAACCGAAGCGTCTGGGATGGGGGCCAATGCAAAGTTATCTGCATCCAACTGAAACACATAGCGTGGGTCAGACTGCTTTGCTGGGTCGGTGCTAGGCCAATCAGGGTACTGTCTATGGACATCCTCAAGCGTCGCAGGTTCAATCTTTTCTCCGTTGACGGAGACTGTCAAGAACGCATGAACCTCAGCCTGTGCTGGATTGGTGTAAGGATACTCATAAACACCCGGAGTCAACCGGATTGTAGGTTGCTGATACCGCCATGCCAGCGTGCGTTCGCACACCTCGATGGCTGCATCACGAACATATTGCTCAATGACAGGCTGCGGGCATCCGGGCACACTCGGTGTCAATCGTTGAGCGAGAGAGAGGAATGTGCGAGTAGCCATTAAATCACCTGTTTAGGGTCAAGTCCGGCTTCCTCAGTGTCGGTCAATGTCCGAGACTGAGCGTTTACGCCGAGAGCCTGAGTAAAGGTTTGTTGGAACAACTGGGCACGGTTGGAGTTCACATGCTCGTTGTCTACGGATTCTGCCAAGAAGATAGTGCCGTCAACAACAACGGGGAAGTAAGCATCTGACAGCAAAGCCACATCTGCGTCAGCCGCATAGTCTGGGGGTACTTGAGAATACTCTGTAACCAACACCTGTCCAGCGGGGGCTTTAGGGTAAATGAAAAAGCGATTGGGGTTGCGGACATGCCGCATCCAGTTTACACAGGCTCCAGCCGCATCATTCATCCAGCCGGGGTAGGTCTCATCCAGTGAGTCACGATTGACCTCAGTCACACCGTTACCGCCCTGTACTTGAAAGACTTCCATGATACGGATAGAGTCCGCTGGGGCTGACTGAATAACTGCGTTTGCTGTACATGTAACTGTCCCGATGTACGCAAAAAGGTCAGGACGCAACACAGCCATACGCTTCAACGCTTGATTGGCGAAGCCCAGTAACACCGTATCGCTGTAGCGATATGGGGCAGCATTGTCCTGAAGGATTCTGCGAACTTCAGTAAGTACAGCAGACAGTTTCATTAGGGTAAGTCCTTAGATGCGTCAGCGTTAACGTCTTCGTTCACGTACTCAGGTTCCTCAGGAACGCTTTCAGTTTCCAAAGTCAATCCAGTCTTGCGACCCTTTTGTTTCTTAGGGATGAACTTCTCAGGGAAGGCTTCTTCCTCAGTCACTTCCTCACACAAAGGATTCTCTGCAAGGATAGGACTCCAGTCGTAGATGAAGCCATCATTTTTGTTTCGTAGAAATCGTGCCATGCAATGCTCCTTACTTAGTTGCCGCTCTCATATTATCGACCAAGTTCGGGTATTTACGCCCCGCTTTCTTAGCCGCTGCTTTTGCCTTTGCTTTCTGCTCAGGCGTTAAAGGCTTCGATTTACCGAGTCCTTTAGGTCTTGGTTTGTCCCAAACTTGTTTCACCATTTCACCTTGTCCGCCCAGTATGCCGCAGACATTTTGCCTTTGGCAATATTTTTAGCGTGCCGTGCCTCAAAACTTTTCTTGCGGGCTTTTTCGGACGCAGTTGTAGGATTCGCCCCAGCGCCCTTGACACCCTGTTGCCCGAAGCGAATTGTCTTCACTTCAGTGCCAGACTTTGCCACAACAACGTGACTTTTAGTCGGGTGGCTAGGGGTGCGCTTAGGCTGGTTGTAGCCTGACACTCCTGCTCGCTCTAATCGTGGGTCTTTGGTAGCCATGATTACTGAACAATAATTGCTGTGACTGACGTTGCTCCGCCAATATCACAATAAATTCCGTTGGTAAATATCAACCCGCCTTCGGGAAGATTCCATGCAACAACACCTTGTTTGGTGGTATCAAGTTCAAGTCTTACCGTGCCAGACGCAGAGGTATTGTCGTAAAAATTGATGTGGTCTAGCGAACCTCCACTGGAGGTGTACAGCACACCAATAAGTCGCGCAGGGCCAGTGTTCATCAATACATCGGCGTTTGTATGTATTGCTTGTGGTTCACGTTTTGCCATTTTGGTTTCCTATATAAGAAGGGGGGCCGAAGCCCCCCGACTTTTAGTTGATGTCTGTGAACAATGCAAAGACACGCACAACAGCAGCGGCTGGTACAGCAGTACCAATCGTGATGTCGATAGTATCAGCAGCAGCGTACACTTTGCCACCACTCAAGGTAGGAGCAAATGCACCAGCAGACAACACAGGAACACCACCGGAAGTACCAGTTGCGTTCGCTGAAGTTGCAGCCAAGTAACCAGCGGCAGCAGAGCCGTCACCGATTGCGATGGTGCTAGTCACGCCAGCGGCGGTAGTAACCACCATACCTACGTTGGTCACCAAAGTGCCAGCAGGTACAGGAATCACTTCCAACACATCAGATGCAGCCAGTGCGGTAGCACCAGCAGCAGAACGTGCCGCAATGATTTTCGGGAAGTCAAGAACCATCTCCACCAGATGCACTTTGTCAAGTGCATTTGCGGGAAGGGCGGCTGAGCCTTTATTAAAGCCCAGAGAGTCGGTATATGTAGCCATGTTACAAATCTCCTGTTAAATGTTGATTAAGCCAAAGTCACGATGCCTTGGGCAAGAGCCTCAGGCTTAACGACTTTGTAACCATAAACTTGAAGACCACGGACGATATTACCGAAGGTTGACTCAGAGCGAATGGTTTCCATGTTGGTCATTTGTGAGGCAAAAGTGAAGCCCATTTTGTGACCAGCGATGAGGCTGAACTTGCCGCTAGAAACGGACAGGTTGTGGCTCATGTAGATGGTGAAACGGTCAATCATGCCCAAACGACCATTACGGATAACAGACATGCTGTCACCAGTAATAGAAGCATCCTTCAGGTCAGATTTCTTAATCATGCCTGCCATCTTTGCAGGGATAACCAAGAAGCGACCAGCCTCAGGAGCATTGGCTTCGTCCAACACAGTACCCAAGTCAACGATGTAGTCCAACACGTTGGACTTAGTAATCGCAACAGGAGTGCCAGTTGTACCCAAGTCAATGTTGCCAGTGATACGACCAGCGGTTGCACCTTTGTTGGTCGAAGCAATGTCCGGCAACAGGTCAGTCAACACGCGTTGGTCAATCTTAATCTTCATACGCTCAGAAGCGTCTTTAGACCAAGTGTCCATCAATGCGATGTCAGATTGAACTTTGTCCACATCGTCTTCGATACAAGAGAAGTACTCGCCCTTGTCGATGAGCAATTGCAGTTTAGGCTTGTCAGGGTTCTCTACTTGTAGAGTTTGACCCTTGGTGTAAGTACGGATGGTGATTTCAGGAGTGGTACGGATGTTGACCGTATCACCGTACTGACGAATCTCACCTTCGTAGTCAGTGTTAGAGATTGCTGCGAGCACAGTGGCGTCGTAGAAATTCTCAATCAGTTTGCCCGACCAAATCTCGGGAATGAAATTGCCCGAATACTGGGGGCGGCCAGCGGCGTTTGGATATGCCATGATGAAACTCCTCTAATCAAGCGTTAACAAGTATGCGACCTTCTCGCTGTGCAGCGAAAATGTCACGTTCAATTCGGTCACGCTCTGCCTCACGCCCTTTGTATTTACCTGACCTCACATCGTTGAAGAAGATTTTGATGTCATCAGGTGAATAACTCTTGGCGCTTGTTCCTGTCGGAGTACCAGTATTGCGGGAACGACCCGGCGCTACTTGTTTCTCCAACTCGGAAGCAGTCGCTGTCCGACGGTTTGTCTGAGCAACATTGGCTTGTCCAGTGAACTCAAGCCAAGATTTGAAGAAGTTACCTACACGGAAAACATCAAGACTCTTTTGCGCATCTTCTAGAATGGTTTGACGGGTCACACCAGTCAAGGGGTCTACCTGCAACAGCCAAGACTGAAAGTCAGAGTTGTCATTGATAGAACGCCAATCAGGTACGAAGTCTGTCAACTGCGCCCAGAAGTTTTGCTCCGTAGACTGCGCTTGGCGATGAGCCAAGTTCTGTACTTGCGGAACAACATTTGCGTGCATCTGCTGAATCATTCGCTCCAACGCCACAATCTTCTGCGCAACTGGGATGAGTTCTTCGCGTGTCACACGACGCATAACGTCAAGCGACTCACCATACTCCTCTTGGTCACGGTCGGTAATCAAAGGCACATCTGCGACTTGATTATTCCGGTTAGATTGCTGCGCTGACATCGTTGCCAGCAACTGCTCCATGCTCTGTAAACGTGATTGAAGTTCTTTGTTCTGCGAGTGCAGGCGAGGAACCTCAGCGTTATACATCCCTTGGAGGGTCTTGTATTTCTGTACGACGGTATTGTCTTCAGAACCTTTTTCATCATCTGCTGTTTGCTCATTGACAGATGACTGAGTAGCATCGTTCGTTGCAGAGTTCTCGTCGGCGGTCTGGTGTTGTTCGGTAGACGACGCATTGCCATCGGCGGACGGCTGTTGCCCCTCGCCATTGTTGTCATCACCGTTGATTTGCTTGTACAACTCCTGTACTGCCTCGGTCTGTTTGCGAATTTGCTCTGGAAGTGCCATGATTAAACGCTCCTATCGGTATGCGTGATTAGACGGCGAGTCATTTGGACTTTGCCGCTAGTTCAGGGGACTCTTTGGCGAACTTATACAGTTCACCCAACACTTGACACCGCCCCTGCGAAAGTGCCATGTTGTTTACCGCGAGAGGTAGTTGTTCCAACTCGTGATAGCGCCATGTCTTGAGCCAGTCCAGAATCTCTGGATACTGGCGAATACATGCGCCAAGAGCGTGAACTACTTTGGGGTCAGGCTTTATCATGCCGCTCTCCCACTCACACGATTACTGACTGTGTTGCCCTCCATCCCACCTTTGGGCGAGCCATCTGGGAGTTGTGGTGCGCCACCCTGAGGGGGTTGCTGTTGTGCAGCAACGGCCTCTGCTTGAGACCTAAGACGCGCCGCATACCCGGCTTTTTCCCGAGATGGGATGATTTCATCCACAGGCATTTGCAACCCTTTGGCGATTTCACGAAGAATCGCTGCCCTACCATCCTTGCCGACAATTTCCATATCGACCTGATTGGCGGTTGCGTTGAGGAACTCGATGCGGCGCACGTTGACAGTCTCTTTGACAGCCAAGTTGATTGCGCCTTTGGCGAGCACTTGTGCGTCGCCTTTGATTGTTTCATCCTCGTCATAGCGCATGTTGTACACGAACTGACGATGGACAATAGGTTTGATTACGTCGCCGTCAATATGACCGACGACCTGACGAATACCTTTACCTGCCGCACCCATCAACATGGACAAGCCAGATGATGTGCGACCAGCGCCTTGTACATTCAAGTCACCATACAAGTAGGCAGGGATACCAGAGTGGTCATCTGCCAAACGAGCAAACTTGTCGTACACCGCCATCAGCGTCTGAGCGTTGTCGTCAGGCTGCGTGAAGCGCACAGCAGGTGAACTCGAACCCATCGGGTCGTTCGTGACCTGCCATATCTTCCAAGGGTGCATCTGTGTGATGTCCTCATTGGGGGGTATACGCTCAAGGTTTACTTCAACTTGCGGCCCTGAAGAAATGCCCATGTTGTTAACGAGTGCACGAGCAGAAGCGTTACAAACATTTTGGACATCTTCAATGATTTCAGGAATACCTTTACCCCAGAAAGCACCGGGGCACTTGATGAAAGACGTTTTTGCGTAAGGCTTCTCTCCGAGAGGGTCGTAGTTGAGAACCGCTTTAATCACGTAGTTCCCGACCATCCAGACGTTTGCATCGTACTCGCGGGCATCATCAGGAACTTCTTCCTCATTCATACCCCACTCGATAAGCATTTTTCCGGAGACCTTACCCCAAAACTCTAGTGCATCAAACACTTCAGTTGGGCGCATGTAAGAGTAGTACTTGCGTTCTTCCTCTTGTTTTTGTAGTTCGATGTCTTCGCTAATCCACGATTGACCGTTACCAATCTCAAGTACCTTGCGAATGGCATCTTCATCGTAGCCGGGCACACCAATCAGGTCTGCCAACTCCATACGAGTCAGAGGATGATGTTCAAACAGGTAGCCATCCTCAATCCGAGTGATACCCGGCTCAGGATAGATACGGAATGGGTCTACACGCTCGTATTCAGGAGCCAAAACTTCTGTTGGCTCTACCGTTGTACGTCCAGTAGCGTCCAATTTCCACCCCAACCTGCGTTGGCGGCGTACAACTGGGCCTTTTACGAAGGCACAAGGGTAAGTTACGAGGTCAGTGATGAAATCGTTGAAGGATTCTGCCCATCCGCCCTGTGCGAACTGGTCTTGAATCTTTAATTTCATCTTATCCGCACGAGTTTGTGCGTCTTGCATGATTCTGAAGCGGTAATCTTGGCTTACCATCTCCTTAACCTGCGACATTTCGTCTTGAGAGGGTGCTTGAGCGTTCTCTTGCACCATTTTCAGCACTAAATTGGCGAAAATGTCCTGAATTTCCTTGCGTTGGATGGGCGAAAGGTCAGGAATTGGAGTCGGAACGATGTCCCAAGGGGGAGTTCCAGTGTCCAAAAGGATGTCACGGAGCCAAGATTCCGCTGCGCGGCACTTGACTTCGGTAATCATCATGAAAATATCAGACCCACCTTGCGATTGAATCTGCTTTAACTTCGATGCTTCGTACTCGCCGTTACGTTGGCGTAGTGCAACGAGCATTTTGTTCTCGATAGGCTTCTTTGCCTGTTGTGCAACATCCCAGCAACCTCGCAAGTACGAGGCTAAGCCAAGAATCATAGGTTGATTCTGGCGTTCAGCCAACGCTTTGTCAGCAGCCTCTTGCTCTTGACGAGCAATATCTGTGTTACTTACGACGCGTAGGAAGTTAAGTCCAGCCATTGTCAGTCATCCATTTCTGGTTTCTTACTGGTTTTGTGCTCTTGCACTTCAAGCATATCTTCAATAGACATCGGTGGTGGAGTATACGCGTACACTTCCATCGGTCTAGGTTTGCCAGCCATACCACTGGTGTCCATCTTCGGATTGGTGGACATGACAGTGAACGGTTTTGCCTTCTGGTTAATCTTCATGTGGCCTCCTGCCTACTAGATATTGTAGGATGGTTATAGCAACAAGTATACAGGCAGTCAAGAAAAAAGAAACCCCCTTGCCACTATTACATGTCAAGGGGGGTAAACGGCTGGTGAAGGAGATTCAGCCGAGGTGACAACTGCTGCAAGCAGTGCACCTAGTATATCACGTCCATCCAACGGATGAAACAGGTTTTATCTCTCGCCGCTGTGGTAGATGTGTACCCTCTCCAACAGTGGAGATGTGCAGCATCAGGTACTGTAGTGCTTCGGCAACGTGCGAGTGTTTGTTCTTGTCGATGTCCCCATCACCTTTGGGTTTGAATCTATACCCACCCATCATCGCTGCTTTGAGTTGCGTACACTCAGGAGTCACGATGAACGCAGGGTCGCCATCAACTTGACGCATAAGGAAATCATCCACTGCGTTAATCCGGGAACTTACATTGTTGGTCTTAGCAGGGAAAACCCTTAGACCTTCTGCCTTGATGATGTCCACTGCCGAGCGTTCATCGGTCTGCGCCCGCTGTACACCCGCAGGGTCGGTGACGACTATTACTGGTGCGCCGGGAAACTTCTCGTAAAGTAACGGCTTGAGCATCGTGCGGATGAACCGCTGGATACCCATGTCAAACGATACACACTCGCCAAGTATCAGGGCGCGACCACGAGGGTCTTGCTGCCCGATGACAGCGGCTGGGGTAAGTCCCAAGTCCATCCCAATAACAATGGGTCGAACCCCATTGTTGATATAGCGAAGTCTCTGCTTAGCCATATGGTAGTCCGGCCTGAAATACTTGTAGACTGGCATACCAGCCGAGGACAGACCATACTCTCCGTCGATGTAAACCCGAACGTATTCTTCACTACGACCTTGGGTATCGTAGTATCCGTCTGGCAGGTTCTCGACGTTTTCTGCAAAAGCCGAGCGACCGGACGGCTGTTTGAAGACTGCCCACCCGTTGTCATTTGGAGATACGCCATCTTTGGGGTCTAAGCCTTCCATCTGGTAATACCACCAAGTGTCCATCGTCGGAGGGTTGGTGTCGCCCCACATCCCGTGCCACGTTGGGCCTCCGTCTTTGGCAGACGGGAATCGCCCAATACGTTTAGACATCGCGTCAACAATGTCGGGGTGGATGTCTCTGCACTCGTTGAACCATGCGAACGATAACTCCAACGAGTTCAAGTTGGCAACGTCGTCTGCGTCGTCCAACGCACGGAACATGATTTCACACTCGATGTCGCCCACCTTAAAGAAGTAGGTCTTGGTCGTGCGCATGTAGTCGCCGCACTGCCCCGGTGGAAACCAATCCAAGAATGTCTTGATGGTCGTATCTTGCAACTGCCTTGCAGTTTCACGGACGATGGCTGCCCGTGTCTTACGAATTCCTTGCTGGTTGGGAACCTGCATCGACGCCCGTCTGATAATCTCAAACGAGGAAGTTACAGATTTCCCTGAGCCGACCGGCCCCATCAGAACGCGCATCTTCGCGTCTGACTCCATAAACCGCTCGCCAGTTGGCGGCGGTGTATAGTTAATGTCTAGTGCCATTACGGACGGTCAGGGAAGATGCCCATGATGCAAATGATTTTGCTAGGCTGTCCAATTTCCCATCCGTGGACTTTCGTGCCGTGCTCGTTGGTCGGACGCCAGTCAGGAAGTTTGTAGTTGGTGACGCCGTCTCCGCCGTACATCGTACCGATGATGGCGTACAGCGGGGTGTAGTCCCGAATATTGATAGTCTGTCCGTCACACGACGCCCAGTTCTTAGGTGCAAAACTGCCAGCAAACTCGCGTACTTCTCCGATGTAACCTTCCATGTCAATCTCCTTGTACAAATGGTTCAACAATCATAACGAGAAACTCTCGCCCCCGCCTCTTGTGTTTGACAATCTTCGTCTTGTAAGACTTGTTCAACCACTTGAGGTTGGTCTCCATATTATGTGCTTCGCTGGCGCTAGTAAACCGCGCCATCTTCAACCCCTCATACTCCTCGTCGAATCTACTCAGTATGCTCGATGGCAGCGACATCGGTCACCTCGTTCTCAATCACTTGCGTCTCATGGCGTTGTCCACCCAGATTGATGGTGATGCGCACGCCGCCAGTGCCGCCTTCGGCAACGGCATCGTTCTTTGGTTCGAGTCCAGCCCACTTCACTGTGGACTTGATGAGGTCTGCTTTAACTGCGGGGGATACGGCGGGGTCGTGGATTAACACCCAAGAAGTTGTCAGGAGTTCTTCCGCTTGGGCACGGGCCTTGAGTTTGAACGTCAGCCCTTTGTCCTGAATTTCGCCGCGATAGTGCTCGACCTTCTTCAGAAATACCGGGTCGGCATTGAAGGTCAGTATGTCGTTGCCAGATATTTTGTGTCGGGCGATTACCTCTTGCAAGGTCTCTCCGCTGCCCTCCAGCATGAGGGCTACATCAAACGCCAACCTATCTGACCACTTAACGTGGTGTAGTGGAAGTGTGTCCATGATTCGACTATATGTTGTGGGATACGTGGTTGTCAAGCGGTTTCACGTGGAACAGTCTAACACGCGGCGTAACTTTACACGTTCCTTTTTTTGGGTCTTGCTTTATGCGGTTTACTATCATGGGGCGGGGTATAGCAACGGCAGTCCATGTGCCCCCCTCTAGCCAGTCGCCACGCATCGCATCGCGCCCACCATGCCCCCCTCTTGAAACCCTGATTTCGCTTGGTGTTTGACATTTTTTACAGATGTGTCAATCTGAAATTGTCGTAGCGATAGCGGTACGACAGAACGGGTGAATCGGCTCGTTCACCCGCTCTTTAACAAGTAGCCATAGGAGTTTCACCATGAGTGAACGCAACCCAACCGCTAAGCGGTCGATTGCCCCCGTTACTGTGACGGTTGAAATCACAGCAACCCGTATCAACGAGAATGGTACATTCTCAGGGATTACGGCAAAGGTGGTCAAGCAGTCAGTGAAAGGTAACACTTTCACAACGGCAGTACCACCGATGGCAGGCGGAGCAATCTACCTAAAGGCAAGCAGTCTGGAAGGATTGCAAGTCTTAGCGGACGGCGCACCTAAGGCAACAACGGTGAAAACCAAGTTGTTCTAAGTAGCGGTCTTGGCGGCAGGAAGGGAAACCTTCCTGCCACTTTTTTACAATGACTAGGAGCGAAAGCAATGAAAGTCACAATAGCAGTGCCGAAAGGCAAGCGGAAAGCCCGCATCCAAGAGCGTAATCAGTCCTGTGTAAAGTGGCAAGAGAATGATTCTATTTTCTTCCGCTGGTTCAAGAGAGACCGATATGCAGTCCAGTTTGTACAAGAACTGGTAGCAGACGGAATCCCTGAAAACCAAATCAGGATTGTTCAGAAGTAAACCAAGCAGGGGAGAAATCCCCTGCTTTACAGGAGATAACATGGAAAAGTTCTGCGAGAAGCATCCCGAAGTAGCCGCCATCATCATCGCACCAGTACTTTACGTATTGTTGTGGCTGGCAATGGCACTGTTCTAACCACAGCCCGCGCAAGCGGGTTTCTTTTTGTCTGTATATATTATATATAAACCATACGCCGGGGGGTTGAGCCACGACATATCAGGCTGTATCGCATATAATCTAAGGGCAATCTAGGTTTTTGTACTTGTATTTGTAAAGTTTAGATTACTTTACAATGTAACTTGACGCCTGTAAACCATTGATTTTGCTAGTAACTTTACCAAGTGATAGTGTAAACAATCTAAATAATCTAAATAATCTACAGAATATATATATGCCCTTTGTTCACACTAACTTTAAGCCTGTAATGTTAAGGAAGGCGGCTGTGTGTTGTCATGTTCCCAATCACTAACTTTACCAGATTATTTAGATTGTATAGATTATTCCACCATAAGTTGTTGATTCATAAGGACATTCCTAACAATCTATCTTTGAGTGTTTGACTAATTACAAAAACCTTGTTACTCGCGGAGTAGATTGTTGCATGACCTTGTAAAATTACAAGACATGGCTCGACCCTCGAAGTTAGTGCTCACTCTCCCGCAAACCCGCGCCGAGCAAGTGTTTGCGTTTTTCGCTGGGCGTGGCAATCTGAGGGTGTCCCTGCAACAACGCAGTAAGACATGGTATGTAATGTAATCAATCAACTTTAGGAGTCATCATGACAGCAACAGCAACATTGAAGAAGTCGATTAAGCCTGTAACTTTCACCATCAAGGTGACTGCAAAGAAGGTCAATGAGAATGGTACATTCTCTGGCTTAGAGATACAAGGTATTAGCGGTAGTGTGAAGAACAGTACCTTCCGTGTTGTAGCACCTCCACAAGCAGGTGGTGCTATGTACATCAAATGCGACACACTTGACGGCTTGGAACTCATGGCTGATGGTGCAGTAGCAATGGTCACAAAGACCAAGTTGTTCTAAACCTTACAGGGCAGACTAACCCTCTGCCCTGATTCCCTTTTCCCCAACATGTTCATAGGAGATTATCATGAAATGGACTATTCGCAAGACATCTGACGGCTACATTGTCAAGTTCAACACAGACAACGATTCCTTGTTATTCCGTACCCGAGCATTGGCTATGGCTTACATCAACAATCGTGTGCTTTCAAGCATGGGGTTGTGATGGAAGACTACCACTTACCCATCTGTACCAACTGTTACGCCGTGAGGGTAGAACCTCAACGGCGGTACATGCCAAGACCAACCTGCTTGCGTTGTGGTGAGGAAGTAGCCAAGCAACGCAAGTTTACAGTAGCCTGTAACAACAAGCAGGGGTATGAGTTAATCACCAACCCTGACCATCTCAAACAACTTAACCCCAAGAGGACAACCTGACATGTTCATCAAACCAATCCGTAAAGTACCACGCATCGTAGTCTACATTGCTATCGGGGCACTACTTGGTGCTCTCGGTGGGTGGTTGTTCTCATGAAACGGCTACTCACTAAACTACTTGAAGCACTACTGGTGCTTCTGTTCTCAGCGTTCCTCGCTCTCATGCTTATCGAATGGATGGCAGGATGTGGCGAAACCTATATTGATGCAAATGGTGTGAGGCATCAATACGAATGTGTCTTTCTCACCCACAACTTTACATTGAAGGAGTATTTCAAATGAAGCGTCTATTCGCTCTCCGTGATAGCCGTGGACAACTCGTCCGCAATGAGGACAAACAACCGATTTACTTTACTGACAAGGATTCTGCTCGCAGATACCGCAGTAAGTTGACATCGGAAGTAAATGTTTATTTCGTAACCTATGGCGTTGACCATCGTAACTACAAAGGAAATCAAAATGCGAGCCACTCTGCTTAAAGACACAATCAAATCCCTATTCCCCATTCAGCGTACCATCTGTATCGAGGGTAGCCCCGGTGGTGGTAAGACAACCATCGTGCATCAAGTTGCTGAGGACTTGGGCGTACCCTGCATCGAACGACACATGCCAACCATGCTTGTCGAGGACTTCGGTATCCTGTTCCCTGATGGTGATGACCAACTGCACTACAAGTTGCCTGACTGGTTTCCTGTCAAGGGCAAAGCACCTGAGCAGGGTATCCTGCTGTTCGATGACCGCAACCAAGCCAACGCTGACTTGCAGAAAGTCCTAGCCAACATCTGCCAAGCACGAACCTTACATGGTGTACCAATGCCTGATGGGTGGCAGGTTATCTCCACAGGTAACCGCCAAGCAGACCGAGCAGGTGCTAACCGAGTACTTGGTCATCTGCGTAATCGTGAGACTGTCTACGAACTTGACACACACCTCGATGACTGGACTACATGGGCTATTGACAACGATGTAAAGCCTGAGTTGGTTTCGTTCATTCGTTTCCGCCCTGCCTTGCTACATGACTATGACCCTCAGCGTGACCAAAACGCTACGCCTCGTTCATGGGTTGAAGGTGTTAGCGATGTGCTCGGTACTGTCCCTGCTGATGCTGAGTTCGAGTCGTTCAAGGGTGCAGTTGGTGAAGGTGCGGCGGCAGAGTTCGTAGGTTTCCTGCGTATCTTCCGTAAGTTGCCTAACCCTGATGCAGTACTGATGAACCCGACTACTGCTGATGTACCTACCGACCCTGCTACCTTGTATGCCCTCTCTGGTGCTATTGCAGAGCGTGCTACTGAGAGTAACTTTGAGCGTGTTTGTACCTATGCAGAGCGTATGCCTGCTGACTTCTCAGTCCTTACAGTTTCGTATGCAAGCCGTAAAAAACCTGAGTTAGCCAACACTCAAGCGTTCAACAAGTGGGTGGTCAAACACCAAGATGTATTGTTTTAATTAACCAAGAGGGGCAACTGCCCCTCGCTTTTAGAAGGAGTATCAACGATGAATCTATCTGACCGAGCATTACTGGTGCAGTTATCCATAAGCCAATGGACTGCCCGCAAATACGACAAGAAGGTAACCCAAGATGTTGCCAGTTCACATGGTGTAAGTACTTCCGCAGGGCGTTACAACAAGGTGCTACTGCCCATGAATGACTTACTTGACCGAGTGCACAAGAAGTCAACCCTCATTCGCACCAAGTTCTACGAGAACACATTGCCGTGGGGTATCGAGGGTACGATGATGTTGCCCTCTGCCAACTACCTCAAGTTCGTGACTGAGTTCCGTAAGGAGAAAGGCGAATGGCAGTACCTTGTCGATGACTTCGAGCGTCACTATCCGCAGTTGAAACTGGATGCGCAACGGCTACTCAACGGCATGTACAACGATGCTGACTACCCTTCAGAGGGTGAGATTGGTAGGAAGTTCAAGATGGACATGGCAATCTTCCCTGTACCTGCTACTGACTTCCGTGTGTCCATCGCTAGTGATGAACTGACTCGCATCCAACAAGATGTTGAGGCAAGGGTGAAGGATGCACAACAGCAGGCTATGCAGGAAGTGTGGACTAGACTTTACGACCGAGTAAAGAACATGGCAGAGAAACTTGCTGACCCCAAGGCTATCTTCCGTGACACCTTGGTTGACAACCTGCGTGACCAATGCGACATGCTGACACGCCTCAACTTCACCGATGACCCCAACCTTGAAGCCCTACGCTCTGAGGTTGAAGCCAACTTGCTGAAGCACCCCGATGCTTTACGCAATGACCCTGACCTACGCCGTGACAAAGCGGCAGAGGCTAAGGCAATCATGGACAAGATGTCCGTATTCATGAACCACTAAGGAGATACCTATGACAAGCGTGATGATGACTGATGTGGTAGAGCACCTACCGCCTGCTGAAGAAAAGCGTATCGAACGACTGCTTGCCAAGGCTAGGACTGCCCTAGTCCTTGAGCATCCGTTCATTGGCAATGTCGCATTGAACTTACCTTACATTGTTGACTATGGTGTAAAGACTGCGGCAACCAACGGCAAGAACATCCGATACAACCCTCACTTTGTTGACAGTCTCAACGATGAGGAACGCAAGTTCTTGGTAGCACATGAGTGCTTGCACCCTATGCTCGAACATACCTACCGCCGTAATGGGCGCAACCACAAGCGGTGGAATCAAGCCGCTGACTATGTCATCAACAAGTTGTTGGATGATGAGAAGATTGGCAAGATGCCTCAGGGTGGACTGCTCGACAACAACATCCATCAAGCAGGTGGCGGTACAACTGACGGCATCTACAACATCCTGCCTGAACCTGACGATGACGGCAACAACGGACATGGTGACCCACTCGATGACTGCAACGATGGTGGTGATACCCCTGCCGAGCAAGCGCAACAGGAAGCAGAGTGGAAAGTCCGAGTAGCACAAGCGGCACAAGCCGCAAAGATGATGGGCAAGATGTCCGCAGGACTTGAGCGATTGGTAGGTGAAATCCTCAAGCCCAAGGTTGATTGGCGTGATGTGCTTCGCAAGTTCTTGGAGAAGTGCAAGAGTGACCAACGCACATGGTCTAAGTTCAACCGCAGGTTCTTGGCTCAGGGTATCTACCTACCAAGCGTAAGTGGTGAATCCCTTGGTGAGATAGCCTTTGCAGTTGACTGCTCAGGGTCAATCACTCAGGAAGTTATCGACCAGTTTGCCGCAGAGATTCTATCTGCCAAAGAGGATGGTAACCCCACTAAAATCCATGTGGTGTACTTCGATAGTGAGGTATCACACTACGAGTGCTATGGCAGAGATGATGACTTAGACATCAAGCCACACGGCGGTGGTGGTACTGCGTTCAGCCCTGTGTTCGAGTACTTTGCAGAGCATGACATCAACCCAGTAGCCTGTGTGTTCCTGACCGACTTGTGTTGCAACGACTTCGGTGAACAGCCTGACTACCCTGTGTTGTGGGTATCTACGGATGAGGGTACTGCCCCATTCGGGGAAGTGGTGCTGATGTGATTACATATGCCGAACTCATAGTGATGTTCGTGTTTGTAGGTATGGGTGTATACATCTCATACCTACGGCATCAACTACTGAAGTCTAATCGTGCAGGGGAAATGCTGACCATGATTCTGCATGACATCGCAACAGGTCAGGTTGAAATCGAAAGGACTGAAGATGGTATCCGTATCCGAAAGGACGATAGACAAGTATCGCCACATCAATGTGGAACATGATGACTGGTGGGAGTACACCTACAACGAGTACCGACTGAGTATGGAACAGGTGGGTATTGATGTAGACAAGATGTACTTCTCAGGCTTTTGTTCTCAGGGTGATGGTGCTTGTTTCGAGGGTAGGATAGGTGACCTTCGGCTATTCTTAGACAAACACTACAAGCCTACCGACTACCCAACAATACGCAAGTTGTTGGATAGTGGTGGCTCTGTCATCTTCAAGTGCACACATCGTGGTCATTACTACCATGAGAACTGCACATCGTTTGATGTTGACTGTGACTTGTTTACCTATGTGCTAGATAAACCTACCGACTTCCATGAACAAGTTGTGGAAGCCCTTGATAAAGAACTGGATTTTGAGATGGTTGATTTTGAGAAAGAAAGCGTAGAGATTTTTAAAAACTACATGCGTAACTTGTACCGCCAGTTGGAACAAGAGCATGACCATTTAACGAGTGATGAAGCGGTGGTAGAAACCATCATTGCTAATGACTTACAGGAGGTAGAAGATGACGAGTGATGAGAAGCAGTTGGTAGTTATGGCAATACACAATCTTGTGTTTGTCGTAGAGCAACTTGCACCTGATTCAGAGTACACAGAGATGTATGGAATCCCCGAGGTACAAGAGCAAGCAAAGAAAGCATTGAGTATATTAACCAAAGAAGGAGAGTGACATGGCTACAGTTAGATTCAGCAAAGAGTTACAGGATGCGATTGTTAAAAACGCAGAGCGTATGTTTGACAAGCAAGTCAACGAGGCGCAAGGCAACATCAACGCAACATGGGGCGACCGCATTTACCAAATCATCCATGCCAAGTACATACCTGCAATGAACGCATTGCCTATGTGCTTCTTCACTACCACTACAAGTATGAAGGTGTCGAAAATCAACGGCAAAGAAGTTGGTGGATTGGAGTGCAAACTTACCGCCGAACGACCAGTACCACATAGCCTACCCAAAGATGTACCTGCTAGGGGCAAGGACTACTACGGCTACGAGTTAGTAGGTCACGAGTGGGAGGAAATCGAGCAGGAGATACAGGCATACAAAGCCAACATCGCATCGGTAGTAGACAAGAAGAAAGCCTTTGTTGCATCGGTTAAGAAAGTAATTGAAGCACATGCAACTTTAGCCCCTGCCCTCAAGATGTGGCAACCATTGTGGGACTTGATACCTGAGGAGTACAAGGACAGACACCGCCAAGTTGTTGAGCGTGAGAAGAAAGAAGTCAAGGTAGATGTAGACCTGACTGCCCTCACCGCACAAGTTGCCTTCCACAAAATGACTCGATAAGGAATTGATATGCGTACAGATAAGATGTCTTACAGCGATGTTGCTGAATGGTTTACCCGATGCCGTAACCCTGACAAGGGTAGACCAGTCATGTCATGGGCAAGGATATTTAAGGTTGGTGATACATACGAACTGCGACATGGCAGTACTAAGGTAGGTGTGTTCTCACCTGACAACAAGTTTACCTTTACCTTGAGCACACAGGAGGCAAGAAATTCTAGTGTGACCTTGAGCCAAGCACTACAACGGACTATCCCATTCTCATGGCACAGACAAGGCATGGGTAAGTATCGTGTCAAGCCTACACCACAGTACGAGGAGTACAAGCAACAACATCCTGATGATTATGCGTGGCATTACTTCAGCAAGGTGGAAGGCTATGAAGTGTTCGATGGTTTGCAGTTTGATTTGAATACCTACGAACCTACAAATGCACGACCAAAGTTGAGCGATACCATTGACCCAGTAAAGCGTAAGGAATGGCTAGGTGCATTGCGTAAATTCAAGCAAGCAGTAAAGGTACGAGGACGACTCGGTGTACTTGAATCACTCATCCAAGAAGTAGCACAAGAGCGTAGCAAACATCGTTCACGATATGATTGGGAAATGCCCGACTGGAATACTGACATGTGGCAGGATATGCTATACACTTCAATCAGAGATTCAGAATGTCCAACTGAGTTACTAAGAGGTATAGTCAAGTCCGTACACACAGGCTACTACCAGTCTAGTATCTCCGTTGCAGATGTACTGAAAGAGTGCGACAAGATATGCACGAACTACAGCGTTGACATTCGCCGTAAGTTCGGTGTATTCAACGGAGATAAGAATGAAGTGCCCGACATGCGACACAAGGATGATGTGCCTAGACACGAGGTGGAACAAGACCGAGATACGAACGAGGCGAAGATGGAAGTGTAAGTGCGGTGCAAGGGGTACTACTCTCGAACGATGGGAGAGTGCCCCTTCTATACCAAAGCCTATACCAAAACCCGATTACAAAAAGATAGATGTTGAGAAGTCTACAGATAAGTTGATGGATGCGTTTTATGGCAGGAAAGAAAAGCCAAAGAAGCAGAAACAAGTTGAGGTAAAACATAAACCAAGCAAGTCTATGTTCGAGGACACCGAAGATAGTAGACACTACGATGACTACTCGGACTTAGGTATTGACATTCCTAAAGGAGATGACTGGTGATTGATACTAAGAAGCGTGATGGTTGCTACTACAACTTCATCGGGCGTACTGCCTTTGAAGATGATGCAGGTTGGAGTAAGGATGTATGGGATGTCGCATGGGCAGAACAACAGAAGGACATTGACCTTTTACATGCACGGGTCAAGTTGTTGGAAGAAGAATGTGCATGGCTTAACTCAGTAGGAAAAGACAAATGAAGAAAACTAAATCAATGAAGGTGGCAGAGTACTTCTTGGCAAACCCGAGTGCCGTACCCAAAGTTGTTGGTGCAAAGTTCAAGATGCACATGCCTCAGGTGTACGGCATCCGTAAGCGTGTGCTTAGTGGGTCTATGTTGGGGCGTATCAACGACCAAATTACTGATGCCGTAACGCAGAGCAAACCATTCGTGCCAAGTAACAAGGCAGATGATTTGCAAGTGGGCGGTGACCACTACAAGAACATGGGAGTACAACCTTGGAAGGCTATGGAATCATGGATGTCGCCCGAAGAATTCCGTGGTTTCTTGAAGGGCAACTCAATCAAATATCTTGCACGATGCAATAGCAAAGGCGGTGTTGAAGATGTGAAGAAAGCAAGGCATTACATCGACAAACTTGTTGAGGTGATGAATGATTATGACAATCCTTGAAGCCTTGTGGTACGGACTTAAATTCTCAATCTTTATTATCGGTACGACAGCCGTAGTAGTAGTAGCAGCCATTGTGTTGCTAGTGATATGGCTTGAGCGCCGTGAGAGGAATCGCCGTGGAGACAGATGAACTGCGAGAGCGGTGGCGTGAGACTGCCCAACATGGAGGGGGGTATTGCCCTGTCTGTGATAGGTGGGGTAGCGTATACCGCATCAATCTAAACGAGACAATGGCGAAGTCACTGATATGGCTAACGAGAACACCACATGCAGATGCTAGTGGGTGGGTAGAAGTACCAACCAAAGCACCGACATTTGTTCTCAGGTCAAACCAGTTACCGACCCTTAAACATTGGGGACTTGTTGAGCGTATGCCTAACAACGACCCGAGCAAGAAGTTCTCAGGTATATGGAGAGCCACGGACAAAGGCAGAGACTTTGTGAACGGCACTATCCGCGTACCCAAGAAGGTCTACATCTACAACGATGTTGTGGAAGCATGGTCTCCCGAGTCAGCCAACATTGGTGAATGTTTCGGTGAGTTCTTTGATTACCAAGATGCAATGAGGTCAACATGGATATAGTAACCATCGACTTTGAAACTTACTACGACCAAATATTTTCTCTGTCAAAGATGACGACAGAAGCGTATGTGCGTAGCGATAAGTTCGAGGTCATAGGCGTGGGGGTTAAGGTCAACGATTACCCGACTGATTGGTACAGTGGTAATGATGTTGGCAAGTTCCTCAACAGTCTTGACTACAAAGACAAAGCAATCCTTTGTCACAACACCGCCTTTGATGGGGCGATATTGTCATGGCACTTTGGAATCAAGCCTAAGTTGTGGCTTGATACTATGAGCATGGCTAAACCTTTTCACAACATCACTGTGGGGGGTTCACTCAAGGCACTCGCTACTTACTATGAACTGGGGGCTAAGGGTGACGAAGTTATCCAAGCCCTCGGCAAGCACCGCATGGACTTCACGCAAGAAGAACTTGCTCGGTATGGTGAGTACTGTAAGAACGATGTGGAAATTACTTACGCATTGTTCAACAAGTTGAAGCGTGGCTTTCCTGTCAGTGAACTGCTGGTGATTGACCAAACCTTACGCATGTACACCGAACCAACCATCGAGTTGGATGTGGATGTGTTACAGAAACATCTTGAGGAAGTCATTGAACGCAAGCGGTTGTTGATTGATGACCTTGGCTTGACTGGTATTAGTAAGGACTCGATTACAAAGACATTGATGAGTAATCAAATCTTTGCAAAGTATCTTGAGAACTTGGGTGTCGAACCGCCAACAAAAGTGTCCGCACGCACAGGCAAGGAAGCCTACGCATTTTCAAAGACAGACAAGGCTTTCACAGATTTGTTGGAGCATCCTGACCCAAGGGTTCAGAACGCAGTCTCGGCTCGGCTCGGGGTCAAGTCCACTCTAGAGGAGACCCGAACCCAGTCTCTAATAGAGGTGGCGGGGCGGGGTCGCCTCCCAATCATGCTCAACTATTATGGTGCGCACACAGGTAGGTTCTCGGGTGGTGACAAGATGAACTTACAAAACTTACCTGCTCGTGGGAACAACAGTATCCGCCGTGCATTGAAAGCACCCAACGGACAAGTTCTTATTGCGTGTGACTCATCACAGATTGAGGCCCGCATGGTTGCATGGTTGGCAGAGCAACATGATTTAGTCGGTGCGTTTGCCGAAGGTCGTGATGTCTATTCCGAGTTTGCCAGTGAGGTATACGGACGCACCATAACAAAGTCTGACAAGGTTGAACGATTCGTTGGCAAGACTTGTATCTTGGGACTTGGCTATGGCATGGGGGCTGAGAAGTTCAGACGCACACTAGAGATAGGTCAGGGTGGTATCTCTGTCAAGATTGAACTGCATGAGGCTGACCGCATTGTGCGTTTGTACAGACAGAAGAACCACAAGATTGTCCAGTTGTGGAACAAGTGTGGTAGCGCACTGGGTGGTATCCACGCACGACAACGTGGTCTCATAAGTAAGATGGTGACCTACGATGAGGAAGGCATACGCCTACCCAATGGTTTCTACATCCGCTACCCAGCATTGCGTTCATCGCCAAACGGCTATGAATATATTTCAGATGCCCGAACATACCGCAAGGCTGTGAAGGACAGACTACTCACAGGACAGACCGATGAGATTGACTGGACAAAAATCTATGGTGGGAAAGCCACGGAGAATTTAATCCAAGCCCTCGCTCGTATAGTTGTTGCAGAACAAATGGCGAAGATTGGGCAGCACTACCATGTAGTGTTTCAAGTCCACGATGAAATCATCATCGTTGCCCCGGCAGCCGAGGCAACACACGCAGAGAAACTTATTGTGGAAACAATGTCTACCCCTCCCGTCTGGGCACAGGACTTACCAGTCTCATGTGAATCGGGTATGGCAGAAAACTATGGAGATACATAATGAATCAGGTGACAAACTTAACCCAAGTCGTTGAGGAAAAACGCAAGGCAGAAGTCCTCGACATCATGCAGAAGGCTATTGATAAGGTCGAAGAAGATGGTGCATCCAATGTGCTCATCCTGCTCAAGACCGATGGTGTGTACTCAAGATTCTCGACAAGCATTGACGATGTGATGGAGGTCATTGCTCAGTTGGAGGTACTGAAATACGACATCTTGCACAGGATGAATCAGTGATGTATACTGGACTTTCCAATTAAACAGAGAACCCCAAGGACACCCCGAGGGGCTACAACCTATGCGCCTTTCCCATTCATACTCGTCAATTAAGTTGTACGAGAACTGTCCGTTGCGGTACTTCCGCCAACGAGTTGTAAAAGATGTTGTGGATGAAGGCGGTGAAGCAAGTAAGTATGGTGAAAGAATCCATGAATACCTTGAGCATCGCCTGAAGCAAGACTCCCTACTCCCACAGGAGGTCGCCCATTACGAGCCATTGTGCGCATCGGTGGAGCGCATCTCCCGTGGCGGTGAGTTACACATCGAGAAAGAACTTGTGCTGAGTGATAACCTGACACCTACTGGGTGGTGGGATGCTGACGCATGGCTGAGAAGTAAACTTGACATCCTTGTAATAAATGGCAACATGGCTAATGTCATGGACTGGAAAACAGGGAAGCGAAAGGCTGACCAGTTTCAGATGCAACTGTTCGCTGCGCAGGTGTTCAAGCATTACCCTCAGATAGATGTTGTCAAGACTTCACTGGTGTGGCTCAAGACATTTGAGATTGACACAGAGACATATCAGAGGTCAGAGGTCAACCCGATATGGGCTGACATCATGAAGCGAATCCAACGCATCCACAGTTCATTGGAGCATGACAACTGGCCTGCCAAGCCTAGCGGTTTGTGTAGGTACTGCCCTGCCCGACACGACTGTGACTATGCTAGGGTTTAACCTTACTTGACATTCGTGTAAAGGGATATATAATGAGTGCATTGACACCCGAAAGCAAGGTAAAGCGTAAAGTTGTTGAGGTCTTGAAGCGACATGGTGTATGGTACTTCTTCCCTGCCAACAATGGGTTTGGCAAGGCGGGAATCCCCGACATCATTGTGATTGTGAAGGGTCAGTTTGTTGGTATAGAAGTGAAAGCCGATAGGACAAAGAAGCCTACGGCATTGCAAGTGAAGTGCGGTGAGGAAATCCAACGAGCACAAGGTTGGTGGTTCTTGGTGTGTGATGCCGAGTCCATCCGCTCATTGGAACAAGCGATAGAAGAAAAACTTTACAGGTGACGACATGTTGGTAGTTGAGAAGGCAAGGACACTTGCCCTTAAATTGAACAATCCCAATCGGGTACTTGACAGTATCCCGACTGCTAAGACTGTGGAAGTGCGGGGCATCCCCCTCGTACTGACTCCGCATAGTCTTGATGAAGTGCGTGTGCTACGCAATCTTGGTATCAATGCGCCTTCACCCATCCTCCATTACTACGACTGGTGTGGACAGTACACACCATACGAGCATCAGAAACAGACGGCAGCGTTCTTGACACTGCACCCCAAAGGTCTTGTGCTGAACGAGATTGGTACAGGTAAAACACAATCATCTTTGTGGGCGGCTGACTATCTCATCAAGACCAAGCAGGTGAAGAAGGTTTTGATTCTGTCACCACTGTCTACACTGGAGCGTGTGTGGGGTGACGCTATCTTTACAGGCTTCCCCCATCGTAGGTTTGTGGTTCTGCATGGCACTGCTGAGCGCAGAAAGAAGTTGCTCAAGACTGAGGCAGACTTCTACATCATCAACCATGACGGCTTCCCCATCATCTCGGAACTTGCACATGGGATGTTTGACCTTGTGATTGTTGACGAGGCGGCAGTGCTACGCAACCCATCGACGCAACGCTTCAAGGTATTCCGGAAGTGGATGGACAACAATACATCAACACGTTTGTGGTTGATGACCGGAACACCGACGCCTAACGACCCGACAGACGCATGGGCATTGGCTAAGTTAGTTAACAGTCCGTTCTGCACCAAGACCTTTACCTCGTTTCGTGAGCAGGTCATGATGAAGATTGCGCAGTGGAAGTTTGTGCCGAGACCCGAGGCAGTGGACATCGTAAAACATATCCTCCAACCTGCGGTTCGCTACACACGAGACGAGTGTTTCGACTTGCCTGAGACAGTGATTCAAACCCGACAGGTCGAGTTGACTGCTGAACAGAAGAAGCATTACACACAGATGCTGAGACATTTTGTTACTGAGATGTCCACGGAAGGAACAATTACTGCGGTTAACGAAGCGGTGAAGATTCAGAAGTTGGTTCAGATTGCGTGTGGCGTAGCCTATGGTGACGATGGACGCAACATTGAACTCGACTGTACACCACGAATCAACTTAGTGAAGGAGGTGATTGAAGAAGCAGGAGAAAAAGTAATTGTATTTGTACCACTGACCGGAACTCTGCACATGTTGGAGAAAGAGTTGTCGAAGCACTGGACTGTTGGTGTTGTGAATGGTGAGGTATCGTCAACCAAACGCAATCAGATATTCCAAGATTTCCAAGAAGCCAAAGACCCACATGTGTTGATTGCTCACCCCGCAACGATGGCGCACGGACTTACACTGACTGTCGCGTCAACGATTATCTGGTATGGGCCAGTGACAAGCAACGAACAATATGTTCAGGCGAACGGTCGCATTGAGCGTATCGGCAAGAGGCATACATCGAACGTCATCCACATCGAGGCGACAGACCTTGAGTACAAGATGTACGAACGATTGAAGAACAAGCAGAAACTGCAAGGCTTGCTTCTTGATTTGATTCAACAACAAACAAATAGGTGACACTATGACTGTAAATGTAGATGATGTGGTCGCAACATATATGAAGTTGCGTTCGCAGAAAGAGTCCATTGAGGCTGAGGTGAAAGACCGTGTGTCTACCATCAAAGCCAAGATGGAAAAGTTAGAGGCTTGGATTAAGGAACAAGCAGACGCTCAAGGCGTTACAAGTTTCAAGACCAAGCATGGCACTGCTTTCCTCACAACAACTGACTACGCCAATGTAGCGGACTGGGATGCCGTACTGGATTTCATTCGCACACAAGAAGCGTTTGACATGTTGGAGAAACGCATTAGCAAGATTGCCGTCCGTGGATATATTGAGGCAAACAAAGCCGTACCCCCCGGGGTCAACTACGGCACGAAACTGGAAGTAAATATCCGTAAGCCTGTCGCTAAAGTGGAGGACTAAGACATGGGAATCAAATCATTTTTCGGTAAGGGATTGATGTCAATGCTTCAAGCCCATCAAGACCAAGCCAACAGAGCACTTGGTGCACAAGCAACTATATCCACAGATATGGAGCGTATGTTCGGCAACTGCTCACCCGCAGTAGTTGCGTTCAGAATTGAGAACGGCTTTGTCGTTCGGACGATGCACCAAGAAGAAGTGTATGAAGGCAGACGCCAAGGTGGGTTTCATTACTGCAAAGACCACCAAGCGATTGCTGAACACATCGTTGCATCCGAAGCCAAGCGTAAGTTAGGCATCGGGGAGGAGTATCAACAAGAAATGTTTGCCGCTGAGAAAGCACGAGCAGTGGCTACGCAAGGAAAAACACTCGTGTCTCGTGCGCCTAATCGCATTTAACCCGCTCAACAAAGGAGAATTTCTATGAGCAACATCGTATCTCTTGCCAATGTGCAAGTCCCCGCCCACCTCGCTCAACGTGTTGGTGTTCCTTCAGTTTTGTCTCAGTCCTTGTCGGGCGGTATCAGTGGTGGCGGTGAAGCCGTACCTCGTATCTCCATCAAGGGTAGCCGCTTCCGTATCGTTGAAGGTACAAGCGAGACCGTACTCGATACAACTTCTCTGGATGTTGTTGTCGTTGGTGCGAACCCCCGTTTGTCGAAAACTTGGTACGCAAAAGCATGGACACCTGAGAGTGAACCATCATCCCCTGACTGCTTCTCGTTGGACGGCATTAGCCCCGACACTGCAAGCACTGACCCACAGAATGACTTGTGTGCATCGTGCCCACAGAACGCATGGGGTAGCAAGATTACTCCACAGGGTAAACAAATCAAAGCGTGTTCTGACCAAAAGCGTTTGGCAGTCGTATCTGCTGATGACCCAACTGGGCCTGTATACTTGTTGCAGGTTACTCCTGCGGCACTGGCAGGACTCGGACAGTATCAGAAAGAGTTGTCGCATCGTGGCATCCCTGCTGAGATTGTTCGCACTCGTGTTGGTTTCGACACCGATGCGTCATTCCCCAAACTCAAGTTCTCGTTCGGTGGTTTCCTAGACGAAGAAACACAATCCTCAGTTGATGGATTGTTTGGTTCTGAAGCAGTCAAGGACATCACTGGTGAAGCCCGTCAAGGTGGTGTACCAGCAGTCCCTAAGATTGCTGCACCACAACAAGTTGCACCGAAGCCTGCGCCAGTTGCGGCGGCTCCTCAACCCGCTCCTACCCCCGTGGCGGAACCCCAACCCGAAGCACCTAAGCGTGGTTTCGGTGCAGCCAAAAAGGCAGTGACCCCTGCCCCTGCTCCACAGGCTAAGGCTCAGCCTGCCCCTGCTGCAACTGCCCCATCTGCCGCATCACTGGCTGATGAGATTGCCGCACTTGTTGGTGAGGTGAACGCAGATGACGCCTAACCAAACGCCTATTGACTTCACAAAGGTCGAGGCGTTGCGGAAGCACATGTTGTTGACAACCAATGACATGGCTTCCGTGTTCGGTGTTTCTCGCATGACATACTATGGATGGGTTCGGGGTAAGCCCCTACGCAAATCGAGTGACGAAGCAGTAAGGACTGTGCTAAAACAGTTACTTTCGCTTATGGTTGACGACAAGTGGCCTACTCCTGATGTCATAGCAATGGAGCAGAAGCAGAGAAAAGAACGTCTTGACGAATGTATGAAGCGTTTTAATTGAGGTACTGGGGGGCTAACCACCCCCCAACAAACGGGGATGATATGGACACGCTGAGTTTTTTACGGCGGGTTCTACCAACTGAAGGGCTATATTGTGTAGCCTCGTTTGAAGATGGACACCCTGCCCCACGGCACGGATTCTTCAGCACAGTGGAAGAACTCGCAAAGGTATCACTAGCCTTAAATAGCAGAGGACAGAACACATACTACGCAATCTCGACCTTCCAAACCAAGGAGGGCAGACGCAAGCAGGACAATGTACAACTGACCAAGGTCTTGGCGATTGATGTTGACTGTGGCATAGGGAAGAACGGCAAGCCGAAACCATTCCCCAATGCAAGCGAAGGTGCTCGGGCACTGGTTAAGTTTGTGCAGGATGTTGGACTACCGATGCCCATGATTGTGTCATCGGGCAATGGTCTACATACATATTGGGTGATGACTGAAGCCGTAACACCGGCACAGTGGAAGCCACTTGCAGACGCATTGAAGTCCGCTTGTGTCAGTCATGGGTTCACTCCTGATATTGGTGTGACAGGTGACAACGCTCGTATCCTGAGAGCACTCGGGTGTACGAACCCGAAGGGCGGCAAGGTAGCCACGATGCTACGAGATGCACCTGACATAGAGTACGACACGCTTTGGCAGATTCTGTCACCGTTTGCTACAGGCTCATCATATGAGCCACCCGTTGAACAGACACGTACCAGTACGTTGTTGGATGCTATGGCGGTTAAGCACGAGTACGCACCTGCTAATGCGGACAAGATTGCGGAAAAGTGCCAACAGATTCGTTGGGGTACTGAGAACCAAGAAGATGTTTCAGAACCCTTTTGGTGGAAGTTGATGGGCGTAGCCGCCTACTGCAAAGACCCTATTGAAACGGCTATCAAGTGGAGTGAGAAGTACAGTAAGTTCAACCAACAAGAAGTTGTATCCAAGGTTGAGAACTGGAAGGACGGCGCTACTGGTGCAACATGGTGCGAGAAGTTTTCCCTTGAGCGGCCTGACGGCTGTAAGGGTTGTAAGTTTAAGGACAAGATTAAAAGCCCGATTGCTTTAGGCACACAGTTTGCCGAGGTCAAATCAATGGCGGCATTGGCTGACCCGATTGCGGCAGAAGTTCCATTGCCTCGTGGATTCAAGCGAACCACTGATGGCATGAAGTATGTGATTGACGACACAGATGTTGATGTGTGTAAGTTCGACATCTACCCGGTGGGCTACGGGAAAGACGAGGGTCTTGGTTACGAGGTTGTTCGCTACATGTGGAATAGACCGCATGTTGGGTGGACAGAACTTGTACTGCGTCAAGCCTACCTGACTGATGGAAGTCGGGAGTTTTCCACTGCGATTGCTGACCAAGGCATCGTGCTTTTTAACAAGAACCAAACGAACTTTTTCCAAATGCTACTACGCTCATACATGGAGGAATTGAAGCAGAAACGAGGATTGACTAACTTGTATTCGTCAATGGGTTGGAAGGACGACTACACACAATTTGTTCTTGGTAACACCCTGCTTCGCCGTGACTCCAACGGCTCTGTCTTTGAAGAATCTGTGAACCTTGCGTCATCCATCAACAAGGTGGGTGAGGACATGTACGCTTGCAAGGGCAACCTGCAAGAGTGGGTTAACTTCACCAGTATCTTGCAGAAGGGTGACCTCAAACTGCACAAGTTCCTGATTGGGTTTGCCTTTGCTACGCCACTGCTCAAGGTCAGCGGACTCAAAGGGTTAACCCTATCTCTCTATGGTAAGACAGGGGGCGGGAAAACCCTAGGTCAGTTGATGATGCAGTCCGTGTGGGGTAACCCTGACTTGCTCCACTTCGGTGGCAAGTTCACACAGAACGGATTGTTCAGCCGCTTGGCTATGCACGGCAACTTGCCCATGACTGTGGATGAAATCACCATGCTCGACAAAGAGGAAGCGGGTGACATGCTCTACTGGATTTCACAGGGCAAGGACAAGGCTCGTCTGAACCGCAATGCTGAGGAAAAAGCAGTCAAGGAATGGCAGACCACAATGACTGTGTCTACCAACGAATCATTCAGCAGTATGTTGTACGCAGGTGGTCATGCTACGGACGCGCAGTTGGCTCGACTGATTGAGTTCAATGTCCAACCCAATCCATTGTTCGGTGACACCAGTAATGTGGGTCGTAAGATTCATGCGTTCTTGATGAACAACTATGGTGTGGCAGGGCGTGAGTTCATGAAGCACATCATGGGTCTAGGCGTTGATGTCATACGCAATATGTTGGAGCACAGTATCAGTGAGTTCCCCAAGAAGTATGGTGTGCAGTTCACTGGTGATGAACGCTTTTGGGAACTGGGTGTCATCCTGTCAGACCTCGGCAATCAACTCGCCAAAGAATATGGACTCATCCAGTATGAGTATCAAGACGCAACTGTTTGGGCACTGCAAGAACTAGGCGCAATGAAAACCACTGTGGCTTCTAACAAAGCAACATCCTTCATGGTGTTGGGTGAGTTCGTCAAAGCCCACATGGATTCCACTGTGACTGTCATGCACACCCCCGGACAGAAGCCGATGAGGGATAACAACCGACCATATGTTAATGACGTGATTGTCCGTTACGACCTGCACCGCAAGACCTATGACGGCATCTTTGAAAGCGGTACTGTCTTGATTGAACGCACGAAGTTGCGCCGTTGGTTATCCCAAAGAGGGCATGACTACAAGGCGTTCTTGCGGGAGTTCGAGCATGAAGGAATCGTGGTGACGCCTAAGTCTGAGAAGGCGTACTTGGGTAAAGATATTGGTCTGAAGATTCCGCAGTGTTATGTTGTCGGCATCAACCTCAACCACCCCGAATTACAAGGGGTCTTGGATGATGCGCAACAACCTATCGCTAACTTGGTACTGGGTCAGATGCAAGCCGTTTAGTCGGGGATGCCCGCAAGGGTTTCCTCGTCTACTCCATAGAGGCGAAGCATATCTTTTGCCTCCATGCGACCACCTTTAGCCGATGACTTCAAGGCACGGATAGCCAGTGGTTTGCTTGCTTCTCGGTAGGCTTGGGTCAAGCCACGGTCAAAGTTACGCATCTCAAGGCGTGTGCCTTTCGTATCCTCGTTCCAGTCAGCCACAAACTTCCTCACCTGAGCCAAGCGTTCAGTGTCGTTCTCAAGCCGTGCTGCCACACCTTCACGGGTAAGTTCGGTTTTAATCATGGACATGTACGCTTGTTCCTGCTTGTCTGCTGACATCCAGTCCATCTGCATCTGCGCACGACTTGGGTAGAAGCCCATTGCTTTACCGAACAACTCCCATGTGGACACATTCTTAGCAACCACATAGCCTTTGTTGTCAAGGATTGCGCCAGTGTCAGCGTACTTCCACGCATCACCCACATTCTTAATTGCTCGGATAGGACTATCTCTCAACAACTCCATAGGTGACTGGCGACCAGTCACAACTGCTGGCAATGTGCTTCCACCCCAGTTGAGCACACCCACGATGAAGGATGTAGGAGCACCCGCCAAGTTCTCAACTTCACGCAGGATTTCATCCTTAGTCGCTGAGGGTTTGAGGATGCCAGTTCCGGGGATTATGTCGCCAAGACCTAAGCGGTTGGAGAATGACCAACCAGTCATGCGGTCGAACAAACCACGCATCAAGATTGGGTTAATCTCAGAGGCAAGTTCCGCACCAAATACATCGGCGGTGAGACGAGCAAACTCTTTTTCGACTGAGCCAATCTTCAAACCAAGGCGCTGGCAGATACCATCAAGAATGTCCAACAAGTCGTCAGCACCCGGTAGTCCACGCACGCCGGATAGGAGTAGCAACGAACCTATCATGATGATTCTGCCTTCGTAGTTCATGTTCCTCAGCAGTTGAATCATCATGATTGGATACTGCTTGTACATGTAGATGAAGGCTTGCACCCCGCCACGGAAGAACGCAGGGCGGTTGTACTGTGCGTAGTCACCTTGGGTTGCGTCCAACGCTTTGGTGGATACCTCACGCGCTTTCACATCCGCAATGGATGGGTCGCCGTGCGTCGCCATTTGTCGCTCATACTCACCACGATATGCTGCTAGGAGTGTGACACGGCGGTTGACCTGTTCCGAGTAGGAGAAGGGGAACATCCATGTCTGAACAAGTTTCTGGAAGGTTGGGTTGCCTGTAATCTTGCGACCCTTACTGGTTCCTGTCATGGCGTTAAACGAGGCAGCGTCCAAGCGTTGCTGCTCGGTCATGTCCTTCAAGAAACGCAACTCACTACCAGTCAATCCATCTTTGGTGTACTTCGCACCATTCTTTTCGTCAGTCTCAAACTCTTTGAGTCGGGCTTCAAGCCATGCAAGGTCAGCATACTTGGGGTTAGCCGTGCTCATCAAGAACTGAGTGAGCAACTTGCCTGCCTTACCTGCGCCCAAGCCGACACCGAAACCAGTCTTAGGATTAAACGATGAGAGGTACGCCCATGAGTTTGTCGGCAGTGAAAGCACTTGCGTGATACCAGTAGCAATCGAGCCACCCAGTTGAGCCAATGCCGCCCATGTACGGGTTGCCACACTCCAATCATTGTTAGACCAGACATCATCGGCATGGATGATGTCGCCAGTCGAATCCATCCACGCAAGCATGGACTTAGCACGCTCGTTGTAGTACAGACCTCGCTCGATACGGCGACCATCTTTGGTGTACTCAACCACATTGTCTTGGAAGAACTTCTCTTGGAAGTATTCACGAGCCGCTACTTCTTTAGCCTCCCCCGTGGCGGACTCCCACTTGGCTTTCAATGTAGCAAGACGTTCAGGGTTGTCACTCCAGTTGTCAGTGTCGTCAAGCACCTCGTCAAAACGATGGCGGTATTCTTTGTTGGCTGCAACATATGCCTGCTGCTCCAAGAACGCAGACGCACTACGGACAATATCTTTATCCCAGCCGGGGACACCTGCACGTTGCAAGTTTGAGCGGGCACGAGAGTTCTGACCGGACACTTTCTGCACAAGAACTTGACGAACCTCAGGCGACAACTGGATACCCAAGCGGCTGAGCGAGTACATTACCTCATCATAGTGCAACACATCCACAAGGTCAGGGGTCTGGCGAGTCACCGACGCAATGGCTTCAAGGCGAACCTTTTGTAGATTACCCTTCTCGTCTCGCATGTCATACTCACCATTGAGCATGGCGTTCAGTTCTTCTTGGTACTGCTCAGCATCTTTCTGAGTACCAGTCTTGTAGAAAGCCAGTGAATCTTGCTGACCATCAGCCAGTTTGATTGGGTACTTGTTGCCTTCTTTATCGGTTGTGTATGCCTGCACACGGACTTGCCATTCACCTTCACGGGTAAGCGGTACATAAGCACCTGCGATTGAACGCTTGGCGTACAACTGGTCGTCAGTAATAGAAGCCGCAAACATCGAGCGTTCTTCTAAACGGCGAATCAAAGTCCAGATTGAACTGTCGTTCGGGTTATCTTTGTTGGGGTCAATCTGCGTCTGCAACTTAGCCCGCATACCCTTCACAATAGATTCCACCTGAGTAGGGGTATACCCCACCATCATGGACTTGAGGTCGTTCAGAGCCAAGTCAGTGTAGAACGAGCGGGCAAACTTTTTATGCAGCCACTCGATAGCATCTTTCTCAGAGGTTGCTAACAACTTGAGGCGGTTACCCTGATACTCTGCACCCTTCATGCGCATCTCATCAAACATGCCAGTGGCATCCTCAATAAATTTACGCTCAACATCCGTAAGTGGTGTAGACTTCTTAAATGCGCTCCGAGTGCCTGCGGAGATGGCCCTCTTTTGCTCGTAAACTGCGCCAATGTACTTGCTTCGCAGAACATCAATGTGGCTCATCGCCATTGTTTCAGCGAACTCGTTGTACATCTTCCACTCAACGCTATCTTCTGTGAGGTCTTTGAACCACTCAGGGGTAGGCGTCATGTTGGGGACTTCGTACATAGCCTCAGCCATACGCTTGGTGTATAGGCGCTTGGTCTGCTCAATGTCTTGACTGTATTTTTTCTCGGCTTTCTTGCGCTCAAGGGCAAGTTCAGCCTTCATATCTTCTTCGGTCTCGGCTGCAATCTTCTTGTCGATGCGGGCAAACGCCTTATCACGGGCTGCTTCCAGTTTGGCAATAGCAAGGTCACGCTGCCCTGCAAGTTCTTGACGATGCTCCTCAGTCATGGGTACTTCTTTTGTACCCTGCTGGACTTCAAAGCCCTTCTTGAAATCAGCCACGGACAAACGACCTGCATCAACCAATGCACGGAACGCATCAATGTTCACATCCAAGATTCCTGAGTCTGGGTCATAGAACACAGGGTTATCCATCTTGTCCAACTCAGCATCGGTGACAGAGTTCATCTTCAAGAGCGACGCGTAGGCAAGCAACTCACCCGCACGAACTTGTTGCTCGATGTCTGCACCTTCACCGAGGCCCAGAAACTTGGCTTTGTGCGCAGTGGCTGTGCCGTCTGCATACTTCTGCTTGTACTGGTTTTGTTTTGCGCCCTTGAGTTGGAGCAACTCAAATATCTTGGAAAAGCCTTTGCTCTTGCGGGCTAGGTTATCCATAGTCTGCACACCATCGAGGATGGACTGTGCCACGTTCTGCGTGTTTGCCCATAGACCCTTGGCTTGCTTACGGGCTTCAGCCGTGCGCTCTTTGGCTTCAATCAAATCGCTTACGGCACGGGACAACTGACCGTGCATTGCAGCATTGCGATTGAGGTTACCCATTGCAAGGGTCATAGAACCTTGAGGAGCCATTGCCGCAAAGCGCAGCACTTCCCGATTCGACTGGTCATTCAACAATGACTGGTCAATCTCTTTGAACAGACCGGATAGGTTGAATTCACTACGACCAGTGCCTTGACGCACGTACTTGCGTGATAGACCAATGAGGTAGCGAGCCGCATCGTCATTGAACTTGAGACCAATCTTGTTCAACTGGTCTTTCACCCAACTCCAGAAACGCAGAAGCGTATTGGTATCCACGGCAGCAGCACGGTCAGCCAACACTTCTTCGACTGCTTCAAGGAACGAGACACCTCGTCCTGCTGAGTACACCTCTGCTGCGTACTTGAGTTGCGGGTCTGAATCAGCAACAAGTTTCAGGATGGCGTTCAGTGCACGGTCATTGAATAAACCACGGAAGCCAACGTGCCCAAGTGTTTCGTGGGCAATGATAAAGCGGGCTTGTTGTTCGGACTCAATGAAGTCCGCAAACAGAACGACATTGTTACCCCACGCCATACCGGCAGCATTAACATGTTCGATGTCGCCTTCTTTACGTGCCTTGGCAGCAGCGGCGAACAGCGAGGGGTTAGCCTTTTGCATGTCAGCCAAGTTGGCAAACACATTGACAGTAGGCTTACGAGCAAACTTAGACACCACACGAGCAGCAAACAAGCGCAGTGGGCCAACCTTCATTGGTTCAGTAGGACGCCCGTCAACACGATAGAACTCTAAGTCGCCACGGTCACTGCGTGCGTTGTCATACAGCGGGTCATACTGAAGGTCATCCAGTGTGGTCTGTGTTTCTTCTGCCTCAAGGTCACGCATTGCTTGTCTAGCATCCTTGTGCTTCTCGGCAAATTCTTCCTTAGACATCTTGCCTTCTTCTTTGGTCGCCAATACAAAGTTACTTGTACCGGGAACCTGCACGATGATAGGCTCACCATCAGCGGTGAAGAAGTCTTTGATGCGCCCACGACCGCTTACATTAAAGTTGTCGTCATCTACATCCACATAGAGGATGAGCGCAGCACGGCGTAGTTGGGCTTTGTTCAGGTAGCCATTGCGGTTATTGATGAGTTCAGCCATGCGAATCTCACCAAGGTTTTCTGTCTGGGTATTAACAGGCTTGTCAACCACGGCTTCTTGTTTGACTTTAGCCCCCGGCTGGCGAACCAACGCCTGAATGTTGGCATCGTTCAACAACCCGTGGTCAGCCAACAAGGAGTACAAGCGAGTCTTAGGCCCGATGCTCTCCTCGTTGAGTGCCACTTCCCTTAGTGCGGCTATGAAGTCCCGCTGGGGAATACCTCCATCCTGCAAGAACCTTTCGGATGCAGTGCGGAGATATGCTTTGACGTTTGAAGTCAGTGCGTAAGCACTCACGATTTCAAACAGAGCCTCTACATATGCAGCAGGACTCTTAGTTGTTTCGATGGTCTCGATAGCCATATCGAGTTCTTCGTTCGCAGCCTTTGTTTCCTCACTGGCTTCTTGCACGCCTTTCTTGGCTTTGCTTTCCACCACCGCAGGTTGCTGCGTTGTACCAAGAAGTTGACCGACCATTGCCGCAAGACCGCTTGGGCCTTTCTGCAACTTGGCGGCTTTGGCAGGAGTAGCCTTAGCCTTTGCTTCGGGCTTTTTTTCTGCACCCTTGGCAAGTTTCTTTTTGCCACCCTTCGGAGGAGTCGGAGGTTTAGGCGCTTCTTGCTTGGCAGTTACAACTGGTGCGGCTACTACTTCTGCTTGCTTCTTCCCGCGCTTGAGAGACTTGCCGCCACCGCCTGCTTGAGTGCCGCCGCCTTTGACTTGGGTCGTGGGCTGGTTCCCAGTTTGCCCCCCGCCTTGTACTCCCGCATTATCTTGCTGACGTTGGCTGACACTACCTTGTTGCTGCTTCCCTTTTTGAGTGGCATTTGCTTTTCCTTTCTTGAGCACTGCGGCTTTCGCTTTAGTAGCGGTTACTGCCGTAACAGGCGCACCTGTCGGCGGAATCTGCGTAGCACCCTGCTGCACAGTTGGAGTCGGTACGGCTTGGCGTGTACCTGCACTCTTGAGTGCTGCCACGGAAGGCTGACCTTGTTGGGTAAATAGAGACAACTGACCTGCACGCTGGAACTGTCCGGGGGTAGGAGTACCCTGAACCACAGGTGCGGGCGCAGGCACTTGCGTGCCAACACCACGGCGCAAACCTTCAGCACGAGAAGGTACTGGGGCTTGTCTGCGGTTGAACAATGACAACTGCTGCGGCTGCCGCACGGGCAACGGACGCATAGGAAGTTGTTGCTGTGTGACTGGCTGCTGTTGCTGCTGGGCCGCAAAGTCTAACTGTCTTTGATTCTGCGCTTGGATAGCCAGACGATTCATGTCGGCTTCACGCTGTGCTTGTTCCTGAGCCATACGCTGAGCGTAGGCTTCTTGCATTTGGCGTTGCTGGATTGCAGCCTGCAACTGCTGAGCCATTGCAGGATTGAACGCAGGTTGCTCGTTCGTAAAGCCCACACCGCTAGGAGCAGGAGGTGTAAACTGCAACGCCATTTGCCGTGGGTCAACGGGGGCTTGAGGCGCAGGCAATGCCATCCGGTCAGACGGAGGTGCAGTTACGGCTTGTTGTTCGTACTGCTGAGTCTGAGGATTCCACACCATGCGTGGAGCAAGTTCACCAGTCTGATTACTGCGTTGCTGCAATTCACCAATGGTCGCACCACCAAGGTCGAGAACGCCTTGAGCACCACCAAATTGACCGGGGGCAACCTGACCAGTAAAGATGCGGTCAGTAGGTACAGATGGGCGTACACCATCAGCGCCAGCCACAAAGTCAGGGCGTGCACCCATACCACCAACTTGAGTCGGGCCACCAACGGGAGCACCCGGTGGAGGAGGAATGATTGCCAGTGCCGTGGATGGAGCAGGAGGTTCAGTAGTCTGGCTTGGGTTCAACAGGTTGGTTGGCTCTTTGGTAAGTGGCCCACGGCGCAAGTTTGCCGCCGCACCAAGCACACCGCCAGTGCCAAAGCCTGCGGCGAATGACTCCATCAACCGCTTCTGTACATTGGGGTCGCCAAAGTCTTGACCTGTATTCGCAATGAGCAGGCTTTCCTGCCCAAGTTCAGTCGCACCTTCAGCAGTGCCACCAACAACAAAGCCTTTACCAGCACGCTTTAGGAGTTCACCACCACGCAAGGCGGCTGTGCCCAACATGGTTTCACCCTGAATGTCTTTGAGCGCGCGACCAGTTTGTCGTGCAATACCGCCTGTACCAAACAAGCGGGCAGCGAGTACAAACTCAGGGAGTGACTCAAGCGCAGCGTAAGGTACAGCAGAAGCCAGTGCAGAAAGACGATTGTCTTGCCCTTGTTCTCGTTGCTCACCATAAATGTCAGCCACACCCGTGGCGTAGTTCTGCGCTGTAGTGAATATGGTTGCGCCTGCAATACCAGCGGCTTCACGAAGTAGTTTTGTTTCTACTGCGTCAAGCACCTCACCTGCGGCTTTCTTTTTGATAGCAGCAAGAACAGATTGTTTGAAGGTTTCTTTACCAGCCAAGCCAGCCAGTGCTGCACCGCCACCAGCAAGAGGGCCACCTGTTGCAGTACCAACTGCAAAGCCTGCGGCAGCCGTAGCAATAGATTCAAGGATGTTCGGGCCTTGCTGCGCAATGGTGGCTACAAGCCAGTCGATTGCAGTGTTGGCGTCTTTGACATCAGAGAACTCACGGATGTACGGCGAGGACTTCTGAAGGTCACCACGCATGGTGTCAGTACCCACTTGGGCATCAACAATACGCTGACCAGTTTCTTCCGCACCCAAGAACTGCAAGCCGCGACCCGCGAGCATTTGCATATTGTCCAGACCAATGCCAAAGTTCTTCTTGGCAAGTTTGCCTAGGCCGGGGTTCTTAATTGTGTTGAGGTACTGACCATAAGCACCGGGGTCAAGTTGTACCCAGTCGCCGCCTTGCGGCATACCAACACCGGGTCTTGCCAAAAGTTCTTCAGTTCGTAAAGCAAGTGCGTCATCATCGGCGGCAAACTGCGCACCGTTAACGAACAACGTCTTGTTGGATGGACTGTACGCCACAACCGGAGGACGCTTAATCTCCGGCAGGGTGAACTGGCTTTGCTTGACTAACTCCCGCCCAAGAACTGCTGTGTCCACTTGGGACGGCATCATGTTCTCAGTTCCGCTTCGTGGCATTTGCGAGAAGCCTGCATAGGGGTTGAGCACAGTGTTTAGGTCTGCGCCCATACTGCCCATGTTGACATCTGCAAATGACAGTCCAGCGGGGGTTGCAGGATTCGCCATATTTACCTCATTACGGATTTACTAAAAGCCCAGCCGCAGGAGGTCTAACTCCTGCTTTCTCTGCTGAAGGGCCGAAGATTGGTATACCAGCACTAGGCATACCGCTTCCAAGCACAAACAGACTTCCGGGCGCTTTGTTGATTGTTTCGCCATTGAGTGTAATAGTACCAGCAGACATATCGACAACGCCAATACGAGAGCCGTCGTTGGACGCAATCAGTGCCTTACCACTACCGTCAGGAGACATCGTAACCTTGACACCAGTGGCGTTCTCAAATGCTGTCTGAGCCATCTTGATGTTGCCAGCGTTGATGTCTTTAGAAATGTCAGCAATGAGTTGACGGTTAATCTTGTTGGTGTCAATGAAGATTTGACCAGATGCTTTGGCTTGCTCAGTAGCAACACTTTGACGAATTGCTTGCTCAGTCTTAAACGACTCTTTGAACATGAACTCTTTGAGTGCTGTCTTACTTGACAAGTACTTGGAGTCAATATCTTCTTTGGCGTAACCAATGAGGTCAGAACTAGATACGCCCTGAGCCAAGGGTTTACCATTAGAAAACAAATCCCACTTGCCATCGCTACGTGGCTGCAACTGAAGTTTCTGTCCTGTGAACTGGCTCCATACACCAACCATACGAGTGGGGTCATTAAAGCGAGTGAACTCAGCCACGCCACGGTCGCCCATCATGCGGTACAGGTCAAGGTCAGTTGAATAGATTTTACCAATGAACTCCAGTGCTTTGGCAGGGTTACCACTGTTAGCAGCGTTTACTGCTAACTGACGAGTGTAGTCCCGCAATTGCAAGGCTTGCTTCGTAAACTGGTCGTATGTGTTAGGGTCAATCGTGCCAGCCGGAGGCATCTTAATCTGTTGCTTTTCTACATTCGTAACAGCCGCAGCAGCGGCAGGAGCGGGCGCAGGTGCAGCAGCGGGAGCGGGCGCAGGTGCAGCAGCGGGAGCAGCGGCAGGTGCAGGAGCCGTAGCAACAGGCGCAGCGGCAGGAGCGGGTGCAGGTGCAGCGGCAGGAGCGGGTGCAGGTGCAGCGGCAGGAGCCGCAGCCGCAGCCAATGGTTGCTGATTACCAGACAGCGCAGTCAGTGCAGTGTTATACAGCGCAACAAATCCACGGTTGTAGTCAGAGTTAAGTAGTGTGCCATCATGTGCGTTGAGCGGACGACCGAACTTCTTAACTTGGTCAGCGTTACCTTGGTATCCAGCGCCCCATAAGTTTTTGGGGTTGCCTATGTACTCGTTGTACTTGAGCACTAATAGACCAGCATCAATCTTGCCAGAAGCATCAAACTGCATGTTACGTGCAGCCTCTACCTGTGCTTGCGGGATGTTGTATTTCTTGATGTTCTCTGCGTTGGTGTACCAGTTCTTCATCAGCCCAAACGTGTCAGGCATAACTTGAAGTGGGCCACTTGCGCCAGCACCGCTGTCTTTTGTGGCTGCGCCAAAGTTAGACTCAAGACCATACACAGCCAAAGCCGCAGCAGGGTCTACTTGCAAGACACCAGCGCGATTAAGAATCTGTTTGGTTTCTGCCTTCTCCAAAATCTTAGGGAGCATTGGAGTTAACTGCTCAATGCGCTTATCAGTAACCTTAGCCGAGTTGGCAACAAACTTTTCATCCAACTTTTTAGGTTGGAGTTTTCCACCAACAACTTCTGGTGCGCCTGTTGATGGCTGCTCAGTGCGTGATTCGGATTGGCGACGGGCTTCACGTACAGGTGCTTCTGCTGCAAACGCAGCATAAAAACCCATCGGGTCAACCTTGGCTTGTGCCAATGCCTGAGGGTTCTGCATGAAGTACGCAAGTGACTCGTCACTACGGAACCACTTCATTGCTGCGGTAGCAATATCTCGCTTTTCAGCCTCACTCTTATTGTCGAAGAAGTAGCCGTACATTTGCCCAGACGGAGCACCAGCAGGGCCAAACTTACCAGTGGCTAGACCAGTAGCAATCTGTTCACGCTGTTGAATAATTGCGCTACGTGCTGCACCTTCTTGACGAGAACGCTGGAAGCCAGCGGAGTTCGGGTCAATCTTTGGAATACCTTCTGCGTCAACCAAACCTGCACGGCTAGGAAGATTTGGGTTGAAGTCCGGCACAGTGAGGTGTGTAGTAGTCTGCCCTTGACTAAACTTTTCAACCCCAGCAGGAAGTTTCTGTCCAGTGCGTGCTTGCCAGTCAGCGATGTTTTGCGCGGCAACAGGTGAGCGCAACGGAATGTTTGTACCCGGAACAGTAGGAGCATTTACCCGTGCTTCAGGTAAACGAACACCAGCAGGAGGGGCAGCGGGCGCGGCAGCGGCGGGTGCAGCGACGACAGGAGCCGCAGCAGGTGCAGGAGCCGCAGGTGCAGGTGCAGGTGCAGGTGCAGGAGCCTCTACGGGAACTTGTCGTACATCAGTGTTGTAAAACGCATTGTAGTTTTGCGTAGGGTTAAAGTTCAACCCTGCCAACATTTGTTGTGCAGTCTGCGTATCTTGTTGGCGGTTCAGTTCCTCACGATTAAACGCTTGCAACCGCATCTCCTCGACACGGGCTTGCCATTCAGCACGCTCAGCCTCTCTCTGGCGACCAGAGATGATGCCCATACTGCTGGCGGTTTGACTTAGATTGAGCGCCATGTTTGTGCCCCCTTAACTAATCTTGATGGTCGTGCCAGATGATTTAGCCCCGCCAGTAAATCCACCAAACAAGTCACCAACATCACCCGCAGCCGCACGACGGCGACGGTCAGCAGAATCGTACATGTTGCCAAGGTACGAAGCGTATTGCATGTTGGAAGCCTCATACCCTTGGCTAGGAATAGCCGACAAGCCTGCCTGTTTAACACGCAGTTTGTTTTGTTCAGCCATGTCCATACCTTGCAAGTAAGCAGTCTGCGCACCAGTGCTTGTACCTAGGTCATAACGGCGGGCTTCTGCTTGGCGTAGTCCAGCACGGCGGGAGTCAATACCACGCAAACCTTCAGACTTAGCACGAGCACCAGCGGCTTGCACTTGACGAGCAGCACGCAGACCAAATGTCTCAGGGTCAAAGTAGCGAGACTCACCAGCAAACTCAAGAGCCTGCTGAACCTTCTGGTCAAACAACGCTTTGTTGGTAGTACGCAGACTTTCAAGTTCTTTCCTCTGCTCTGCGACCAAGGCTTTTTCTTCTTCGCTCAAGCCGTCACCAGCAATCTGAGAGCCGACCAACTGACCAGCCGCACGAAGCACAAAGTCTGCTTGGCTAGACGGGTTAGTAAGTTTCTGTTTAAGTGCTTCAGATAGCGTAGCAGGAGCAGCAACTTGCGCAGGGCCACCAGTAGTAGTGCCACCTTGCGTCGTCCCACCAGTGGTAGTAGCAGCCGGGGTCGTTACATTAGCCGCATAAGTTGGGCTGAACGCGGCTTGTGCAGCCGCTGCGCTTTCAGTAGCCGCAGATACAACTTGACCAGACTGAGCGTATGCAGGAGCAGACTGCGCAGCATATGTACCACCAGCATTGTTACCGGTGTAAGCACTACCCGCCCCGCCATAAGTAGCAGGCGTTAGATTAGCGTTGTAGAAACTTGTTGTGCCAAGGTTAGCCGCATTACCGCCAAGCGCCACAGGAGTATTAACTGACAAGTTACCGGGAACGGCGTTAATAGCATTGGCTGCGCCTTGCACGTTGTTTGTGCTACTCAATGTAGCAGCCAACGAACTGTTAACTTGACCGCCGTATGCGATAGCCGATGGGTCAACAGCCGTACCATTTGCCAGCATGTATGTCTTAGTTGCTGGGTCAAACGTAGCCACAGCAGCGCCACCATCTCCAAGGTTCGCAATACCAACAGTAGTGGTTGGTGCTCCTTGTACGGGGCCGACAAAATTAGGTGAGCCGGGGCTTGTAGCAACAGCAGGGCCACCTGCATTTGGAGTTAGATTAGGCGCAGCAAAGTAGCCAGAGATACCGCTACCTAGACCGCCCATCAAAGCACCACGACCAACATCGCCACCAGTCACAGCAGCACTTACTGCTCCGAGGCCAGCACCAACAATCGCAGAGCCAACCACAGAACCGACGGTAGCAGCAGTAGCCGCTGTGATACCAGCGGAAGCCGCAGCGCCAGCAATCGCACCGGATACACCGATGGACGCGGCAATCGCAGGGGCAACGAACGGAATGGCAACCGCAGCAACAACTGCCACAACTGCTTTCAATCCACCACCACCGCCTTGTGGGCGAATACCCATTGCTCTAACTAAAGCCTTGCGCTGCATGGGAGGAATGTCCCCACCAAAAGCAGCCTCAGGTAAATCAGGAATACCCATCATTGCCATTTGTTTGGCATTGGGCATACGAACAAATGTTGTTGCGCTCATTTCATAGCCTCCGTTAATTCAAGTCGCATGTGTGTATACACAGGCTTAAAACCGTATTGAGAAATCACCCGTTCCATTGCTGGGGATACCCATCCCTCAATGACTCGGACACTATTCATATACGCCCAACCGCACAGCATCTTCCAATACTTAGCATGTAAGGCGTCTAAGTCACTACCACCAAGCGCAACGATGTTCATTGCAGCCAATTTAGGGTAGTGGACAATTTCTAGTACCAGTGCCAACTTCACACTCTTAGTGATTGTTTTATCACATTTGACAACAAATATATACATCTTTCCTTGTAAGGCAGAGTTGTATATATCGTCAATCGTCATCTCCCCGTGCATCGCACGCTTCACACATTTTTCAAGCAAAGGTTTAGTAGCAGTCCAATACATATCGAACTGCTCCTTAGTTGCAAGGAGCAAAGGTTCAAAGTCATCAAGAGGTATTGGGTCAAACCCTGCTGGTAAAGTACTCATGCGTTTTGGTATTTCTTGAGAAGTGCGTCGAAGAAGTCTTTACCTTTAGCCTGTACCACTTTGGCAGGGATTACATACTCACCTGCGGATACACGGATAGGGATACTATCGCTAGTACCAGTGCCCGGGCCAGTAACCTTACCGCCTTTAGCAGCATGGTCGCCCATACGTACATAGCCGCCAGAAGCCATACTCATCATAGGTTGGTCACTCATACCGCCCATGCCTCCCATACCGCCAGCCATACCTTGCTGGGTACTACCTTGCACCGCACGGATAGCCAAGAGAAGGACAAAGATGAGACCTTGGTCGTACTCAGGAGACAAGTCTTCTTCATTAGCCATGCCTTGTTGGATTGCAAACTGGCGGATGTAGGTGTACATCTCAGGATTCTGAAGCGCGGTCATAGCAAGTTGCCCAGCCATGTTTAGTTCCTCAGGGGTAATCTCACCAGACTGGTATCCAGCCATGATGGCTTGTTGGATGCGGGCAACTTCCTGAGGCTGTCTGCGCATAAACTCTTGGAGTTGCATTTCAATAGCCTGAGGGCTTAGGCGCTCTTGTTTCGGCCCTACGTCAGAAGGGCGAATAGGCATACCACCAGCACCAACCATACCTCCATCGGCATAGGTGGGTTGTAGACGAAAGTCAAGCACCGGCGCACTTGGATTCGAGGCAACAGTGCCAGTCTGAATCGGGGTCGCAACGCTTTGTTCGTTGACAGTAATGTTAGGAGTGCCAGAGCCAAGCAAACCTTGCAACGATGCAGGAAGGTCAAGCGATGTAGTAGGCGCTGGAAGTTCCGCTCCCATGCCGGGGGCAGTAGGAGTAGGAGCCATTTGAGGCGCGGGCACACCAGTCAAGTTGGTAGCCAGAGCGCCCTGTACCGCTGGTTGTCCGGCCTGTGGAACAGACGACGGAGCCTTGGGGGCCATGTTTAGAATTTGAAGAACTGGGTTATTGCCTGCCATGATTTATCCTTTCAATTGGGAAATGAGCGTGTTAACGGTCGCCCGCAAATTCGCAACGTCATTGGCAAGCAACTGAACATCATTGATTAACTTGCCGTAATCGTCTAAATCTGGTACTCGTTGCCCGCTAATAGTATACCCGTTACCTGTTGCAGATACACGAGTAAATGTTGGTGTTGGCGCAGATTTGACACCAATGTTTCCTTTGGTGACCGCTACGCTTTGCGAGTCAGCCTCTCCGCGAAGATTGCAGAGAAGTTCGACATCTTCTTTTAGGGCGTTAAGCAGTTGAGACTGCCAGTCCGTAACTGTACCCGAAGGTATAGAAGGGATTGCTGTGAACCGTGCCATTACGCCGCCCTCAATCCAAATGGGGTTTCCCCTACATGCACCGCACGAACCCGTGCAGAACCGGAAACCGCAAACTCAAACGTGTCGGAGCGGTATCCTGTAGGCAGTCTGAAAATCTCATCTGAAGATACTGTGCCTTGGAAAACAAGAGACTTGTCCGCCCAGATACGGAATGTAATCGGAAGAACTCCGGCAACAGTTTTGAACGAACGAGTGAGGTTATCCCCATTGATGACTGTAGAATTCAAAGTCCCTAAGTTTTCAATACGCACACCCAAACTTGTTGTCCGGTCATACGGGCCGTTCATATCGCCCAGACCTTTGAAGCAAACAACTGTACCGGATGTATCCGCAGTCGTGGTAGCCGTTGTCCCTACACTTGGATAGGTAAATGTGGTGGAGTTCACCACAGTAATAACGGCATCCGCCGCATTAAAAGTGGCTGACAAACCGCCTGAGAATCCAGAAATAGTAATTTTGCTACCAGTCACAAACCCATGCGCAGTAGCCGTCACAATCGTAGCCACGTTAGATGCACGAGCGTATGACGCAGTTTGGATTGGTGTAGCGTAATCATTCCAGACCTGAAGGTTGTACGCAGGCACTCCAGCGTTGTACGCCGTAATAGCCTCAGCCTCCGCGTCTGGCGTTGTGTAGTCTGCAATTACACGCGCCGCGCCAATGTTGAGGTAGTCCTTGGTCACAATGACTTTAGACTTCCATTCCATCGAGGCAAGTGGTTGTGTGTTTTTATCCCACTGATATAGATTGCCTAGGTTGTCGGCAATGTAGTAGAAGTTGTTGGTCTTTGGGTCGTACCAAGCAGCAGACCAAAGATAGTTAATTGACACAAAGTAACCACCAATACGCTCATCACGCTCAAACGTAAATGAGTTGGTAGAGTGCGAAGCAAAGTACTTGCCGTTGTAAAACTTAGCAGCCAAAGTGCTAGGACTTAGTGAGGAGTCCCATGTATCCCAGTCGTGCACAAACTTGGTAATCAAGTCCATACCAATAGACGGGTTGTAGACAGCCAGACCACCATAAGTAGCGTAGACCACGCCATAGCCCATGTTCACAATCGAGCGTTTGGATACGCAAGGATACAGCGTATCAATACGAGCAAATGCCATTGTGGCTGGATTGTTACCCGATACTTGGTATGGATACTTTTCAGTTAGCACAATTACGTAACCGCCAACAGATGCAATACCCACAATCGGGGACTCAAAAGTCAAAGCATACTTGTTAGGCCATGCGTGGAATACGCTAGGTTCGGAGAAGTAAAGTTGGTTACCTTCAAAGCCAGCGAGGATGTTGTTCTGCACCGAAGTCAAACCCTGAAGGTTTTCGGGCGGTGGGTCGTAGTCATCCGTAACAAGAATGTCAGTTAGTAGTGTGGAGTCAAAGTCGTCTGTAAATGAATAAGTACCACCATCACCCCAATACCGTGCAGTACTGGTAGGTAATTCAGAGACATCATAGTAGAGCGTACCTGAAATTTCTGCTTTATCCGCAACATCAGATGCAGATTGTGCGTATTCAAAGGTGTAATCGTCAATGACATCAGTGACAACCCCACCAGTGATATTGAACGATGAGTCGGCGCACCCGCTAATTTTGAAGCGGTCGTCAATACCAAGATTGTGGTGATTAGATAGCGTTACACGAGATACATTACTTGTGCGCCGCACACGAGCGAGTAAAGTGGGGAACCACAGAGTGCGCAGTAAATAGTACAGCGTGCCAGAAGTAGACGCTAACGTGCGGTACAAACGCACACCACGTACAAAGTTGTCTCCAGTTGGTTTGCTGTTTGGGATGCTAGTAACTGTGACTGTCTGACCTTCTTTGATATATAAGTTGTCAGAAGGTTCAGACGCAATAGATTCTTCTTCCCACGGTGTGTACCATGTGTACACATACGAGCGTGGAAATGTTGTACCTGCCAACGCCACAGTGCCGGATGTATCCGACGTGGTACTCACAGACTCACCGGGGCTAAAGTACGAGAATGTCGTCGAGTTGATGACTGTAACTTCAGCGTTGGTCGCATTAAACGTAGCCACAGTAGAAGTACCCGCAGGCATACCACTGATAGTTACCTTGTTGCCTGTACGCAAACCGTGCGCTGCACTGGTCACAATCGTGGCTGTATTACCTGCGTCACGCGCTTTTGTAGATGTCGTCTTGTTAGAGAACGACGCTGCTGAAGTCGTGAGTTTTGTAGTTGGCAGTGGCAGACCAAGTTCGTAGAAGTTGTTTGGGTATGGCTCGCCAGTTGCAGTAGCCAACTCATAGTTGGATACCTTGGGTACGCCATCACCAGTGTAGTAGAACCGCTGCTCCATATCCGTAGAGTCAGAAGCAGTAACGATGTCAACGTCAGTAGCCCATGTCAAGAACTTGAGTTCGTCAGTATCTGGGTCACGCAAGCCATAGAGTGTCTTGATGTCGCCAGTGCGTCCGACGTTGTCTACAAGGTACGGCAGCCGATACGGAATCAAATCACCAGAGTACAACTTGACGTTGTACGCCAACTGCCCCGCAGAGTCGGGGAGCAGTTCAGGTGAAATCTTGGGGGCTTCACCTAGGAATTTGACAAGTTTGACGGCAGCCATAGTTAGACATTTCGCTCAAAGTGTGGGCAATCAACAAGAGACTTGAAGTTTCCACCCCAACGATTTTTTGGATTTAGACTCTCCCAGTACGCACCAATAGGTGCAAGGATACTCTTATCCCATATGATTTGTCCATTCTTGAAGAAGTTCAAATCAACCGCACAGCGTTTGAGATGGATTGAATTCATGGTCTTGCTGCGACCAGTTTTGAAATAGATAGCCTGCTGTTCGGGGGTACGGGCAAGTTCTCCGCCAGTCACCATGAAACCCTGCTCAGTAGCATACTGAATCAATTTACAAGCGTCCAAAAGGAACGCCGCTTGTTCTTGGCTGAGACTCATTTACCGTCTCCTTTATTGCGCAACTCCATGACCTTCTCAACTGTACGCCCACCGAAGTAGGCTGTCATTACCAGCATACCCCACTGACCGAGCAGACTCACATAAGATTCTTGCACATTGATACCTGCGGCGCTAAGCCCTGCAAACAGCAAGTACGCACTCAGGATATAGATGAGGGTCATAGGACGGATGTTCTTAGACATCCATGAGTCAGAAGCCATGTCCGCCTTCCAGCGGTCGGAGACATTGTCCTCTTGGTTTGCTTGCGCCGCCAGCAACGCCTTGAGTTCTTCCTGCTCAAGTTTGGCTTTCTCAATACCCAACTCCAGCAAGCGTTCTTCGTGGTCGTACTGCAACTGACGCAGTTTTTCCACATCGGCAGGTGTAGGATTATCAGGAATCTTTACACCTAGGGTTTTCTCTACTACATCTTTACCCTTGGCTTGGATAGCAGACGACAAAAGAGTAAGACCGCTTTCAGCCAAAGTGCCAAGCAGTGCGCCTACTATTGGAATCATCATTCGCCCCTTTTAGAAGTAAAAGATTCGTCACCTTTACGAACAAAAACTTTGTCACCTTCAACAGACACAGACATTGGGTCACGGTCTGCCATTCGGTCAAGCCTTTCAATCAACTGTTTCATAACTTCAAACTCTGGCTTGTCTTGTTTTGGGTTTGCTCCAGCAACACCGTTCAGCATAGAAATCAAAGCAGTCAATGATGCGCCAAGCAATCCCATGACTGCGGCCATTTTTCCTTCCTCTAGCACAATAGATGCACCAACACCCATTGCAACAATAATGGTGATGTATACAAGACCATGTTTTCCAATAGCCTTTCCAGCCACTTCCTTTGCTGACTCTACATATGAATTTTTAATTTGCTCTTCAGACATAATCAACTCCTTGCGTGTTCTGCAATTAGGTAGAACATGTACGACACTACAGAGACTAGAAACACCACAGACCCCGCTATTACACCGTACAAGACAACCTTTTCCTCAAACTCTCGCCGCAACTTTCTTGCTTTTGCCGCAAGCCTTCTTTCCTCTGCTTCTTCCTCAGCCTTGACGTCCCGAAGTCTTTTACGCTCCAGTTGGAAGTCGTCCCAAACCCCCGCCATAGGAGTGTGGTAAATCAATAACTCTCGCAGTTCAACCTCATACTGCTGCAACTGTCGAATCTTGATTACGTTGTCAAGTGCCTGTGCATCAAGCGATTTCTGCTTGATTGGGTTAAGACTTGTTTGGTGCGACGACTTAACAACTTCTTCTTGTGCCTCAAAGAACGACCCAAGATGAGATGATATTTCGCCTATGATTCCACTAACATCTTTCCCAACTGCCTTAGCATCTTTGTACAACGAGACAGCGGCTTTTACTCCGGCAACTGCCGCTTGTGCCGTTGCGTATGCCGCTGCTACTTCAATCATTTCTTACTTTGCTTTTTTCATACACTTGCCCATTGCCTTACACTTTGTAGCGTTAGGGCAACCAGCACACGGTTTGAAAGCCATACCACCCTTGGCGTAACCCATAGGCTTTGAAGGTGCTTTCTTTACGGCAGCAGGTTTTTTGTTCATCATGGTCATACTCCTTTGATTAAGATGGTTACGATAATTCCAGCCATACCTACGATTAAAGCACCCGTTGCTTTAAGCAGTAGTCCTTCCAGTCGGTCAACCCGTTGGATAAAGGTCGTGTAGCGTTCAGCACACACAGCCTCATGTGATGTAAGTTGAACTTCTAACTCATGGTTTGTTGCCATTCTCGGCCTCCTTAACTGCCTCGGTTTGGTCAATGATTGATGCGAATTCTTCCTCCTCGGGTAAAGGTTCAATGACCAATACACAGTCCTCAGGCACGACTTCGCAACGGGCAAGCGCACCGTTGGGAAACATGACAAGAGGGGAGCGTTTAGTTTCTATCATGATACGAACGTACCTGACGAAGTGAATGTGTGTATGGTGTAGCCACTAGCAGTAGTTACAACTCCACCAGTACCACGCTGAGCGCCGAGGTATCGAACGATAACAATACCTGAACCTCCTTGACCGCCGCCAGCAGAGTTATAGTTTGCACCACCACCGCCGCCGCCTGTATTGGCAGTACCGGGGTATCCTGTAGCACCGCCTGTAGCGTCGTTAGCATTACCGCCACCGCCAAGACCACCAGCACCTTGTGGCGGAACACCGTCGCTCACATCTTGTAGGTTACCGCCACCGCCACCTGCGTAATAAGTTGCTGTGCCCGAAATAGAATATTGAAGGCCATTACCACCAGTACCACCTGCACCACCATTACCGCCAGTACCAGCAGCACCAGCACCGCCACCGCCACCGCCGGGGTAACTTGGGCCTGCACTACCCCAATACCCACCAATATTACCTTGCCCAGATGTTGCAGAACCACCGGGTTGTACACGACCACCGCCACCTCCAGAACCGCCATTGCGTCCGTTTACGGAGTTACCGCCAGAGCCGCCTCCACCTCCGCCTACCGCACTGTAAGCCCCAAAAGAAGACGCTACCCCATCGTAGCCATTACCCGTTACAGACGTGTAAGTACCGCCAGAACCGCTACCCCCTGCGCCAATAACTACGCTAAATTGAGTGCCGGGAGTTACTTGTATCGCCCCACCATTAGGGGTTTTAGGTGTTTCAGTGCCATAGTAGATTAACCCGCCAGCACCACCGCCACCGCCAGAGTGCAATCCACCACCTCCACCGCCAGCAACAACTAGCAATTCAAAATAATATTGCCGTGGGTAGTCTGCGTCGCCCTTAGCGTCGCGCACTTGTCGCGTAGTCCAAATTCCGCTTTGCGAAGTACCCATTACGAAATCTCCTCATAAGAGCACACGGCTACCAAGTCACCAGCAGCACTAGCGGTACACCGTAACGCATCACCTTCTTCAAGGTAAATTGCTTTTGCCATCAAATCAAGAGTCGAGTCATTTGGTACAGCAATAGTCGAAGCAATCGCATAAGCCGTCGAAGAACGAAATAAATCTACCGTAATGTCTGCGGGAGTTGTACCATCAATGTTTGATACATAAAGCGCATTGACTTTGAAGACTTTGCCGCTACCACTTGAATTGGTGACGATTGCAGTTGCGGATGTACCGACAGCCTGTACCGCCGTTTTTCCTGTGATGGTTGCTACGTTGACGATATTTGGGGCTGCCATAATTTATCCTCCGAAAACGATTGCCATAGCGATGGCTTTACCAGTCGTCGCTCTGTCGGCAAATTCTGTGAAAAGAGCCGCCGTTGGGCGGAGTTCAAAACGGTCGCTTGCGGAATAGGCTCTGGCAGATGTGCCATCCTGCCCACGCACAACCGTCATTGTGTCTGTACTACGTGCTGTGACCTTGACAATCTCAAGGTTGTTTGAGGTATCAATCAGCGTAGCGTAGAAATAGTCACCAGTGCTCAGCGTGGGAAACCTTGACCCTTCGCCAGAGTTCAACACAATCGTAGTTGCGGAACTATTGATACTGGCGTTTAGTACGCCATACGCATTGTTGGTGACTTTAATTCCCATGATTACTGTCCTTCAGTCTCAGGCACTTCTACCCAATTACCTGCGTTGTCATCCCAACGGTACATCTTGCCGTCGTTAGGGTACTGTGTTGTTGCTTCCCACAAACATGATTGCTCATTCAGAACCCACTTGCTATATGGCTTAGGTGGGATAAACGCATCACGACCTGCGTCGTAAGTAAACCCAATACCTGCGTAGTTCTTACGCAAAGGTGTGCCACCATTAGCATGAACACCGCCGTGAGTGTTGTAACTGGTCTGAATCCACTCACCGGGACTAGAGTCCACGAACGTATCAAAAAACTCTGGCTCAGCAACAATAACTTGCGTTACTAAACCGTTAACAACTTTTGCAAAATGCCCCATTATTTACCCCTTAGGATACTTAGCCTTAACGGCCTGTACCCTTGCTAACATTTCTGCGGCAGCATCGCCACCTTTCCATAATGCGTCTAACTGGTCTCCGATTGGAGGATACTCAGGTGCTCTTAAACGCTGGTACTCATTACGCACATACTCAGCATCTACAACAGCAATAGCCGCGACAACTTCTGCTTCAGTTGGTTTAGTACTGCTCTCGTCTTTCCATTCTAAACAAGCATAGGTAAAGTCACCTGCAAATGTCCACTGAGCATTTGGACGTAGACGATTAAGAGCATCAATAATAGATAAATTTCTCATGCAATGTACTCCTCAACAGTCCACGAACCATACTTGGGATATGTAGCATCATAATCAAGCATATAAATCGTAGTGCCACTCCAGCAATAAAGTTCAAAGAAAAAATACTGCGCCCCTGTACGGGCTGTAAAAAATGATGGGGCACTACTATGGGCAGTATCAATTGCGTAATTAGCAACACCAGCGTTACCGCCGTAGCCACCAAACCCCCAGCCGTTGGCTATACCTTCTGATAGTTTTTCAAGTACGTTGTAGTTACTTCCAGTAGTAAGTGCCCCGCTACCAGCGTAATATCTAATACGCAAACCAAAACCAGCAGTACCCGCAGGCATATACCAAGGGAAACCACCTACACGAATACGAAGTTGTGTATCACTGCGAAGTTTGTCAAACCTAAACACCTGTGGGTTTGGCGAAACAATATCTCTAGGCCCATCGTAAGATGTACCGCTAATCCCTACTGTAACCCAAGAAACCGAACTAGACAGTGTTCTTGCTCCAGCCCCATACCCAGAGGTGTAACCCTGTGTTTGAACAATAGTTCCAGCACCAGCAAGTTTTTGGCGAGTTACATTGTTGTCCGCAATTTTTGCAGTAGTCACCGCAAGACTGTCAATTGTGAGTACCGTGCCTTGACTAGAGACAACAATATCGCCCTTATCTCCGTCTGTAAGAACTGAGTCAAGGAAAGTCTGTGCAGTAAGGCGAATCTCAATGCGGTCACCAGCACTATACGCACGAGCAGTTGTTGACTCTTGCGCACGTACAATAGTCAACACATCGGTTGAGCGAGCCGTACACTTGACAATCTCCAAGTTGTTGGAGGTATCAATAAGCGTCGCATAGAAATAGTCGCCCGCACTCAGAGTTGGGAACCGAGCACCCTGCCCCGATGTCACCGTAATGCTAGTTGCACTGCTAGTAATACTAGCAGCCAGCGTAGCATTGGCGTTATTTGAGAGTTTGATACCCATTCCCAGACTCCTTAGTTAACAGTCACAGTCCAAGTAATACCGAGCGTATCCGCTGCGCCCTTGTTAATGACTGAGAACACAGTACGGCAAAGCATAGTGCCAGAGGAGGAAGCATTGAAGATACCTGCTTCAGTCAATGCACCAGTACCAGTGCCTGCTGGGAATGTAGCAACATACGCAACAGAGTTGGTAGTCACAGTAGTTGAGGTCAACGAAACTCGTGAACTTGCTACGGCTGCACCTAGGGCTGTGTCGCCTACCGCAGCAGCAGTTGAGTCAGTACCAACTTCCATATGACTCATGGCGGTATCAGTAGTATCCTTCATGCGAGAGGCAATAAAGTTTTTACCCACGGTGACAACCAGATTGTCAACTTCGTGTTGTTCTTTTACCTCTCCGTCTGGGCCAGTGAGAACAATGTTCAGTCTGCCCTTCATCGTAATGCTATCGTTAAACATAATTCACTCCTTAGTTGAGTTGGTTTTCATTGAGTCCGTAACCGTTGTACGTGTACTCTACCGACTCCGTGCGCATCGTATACACGATACCAGCATTGGGGTCAATTGTCAGTACAAATTCACCGTTTACAAGGGGTTGGTGAATCTGATGAGAGTTAATTGTACCGAGTGTCCACTGGTACGTAAACTTTTCATCAGACGCAAAAGTAAAATCATAAAGCGGCGTTGTGACACCGGGTATGAGTAGTATTGAAACTGAGTCCGTAGCAGTTGCTGAATCTGTCAAAACTTTACTGCTGACTTTGGCTAACGCATCCGCCATAGTCACACTATCTGTGTAGACTGGACTAATAGAGCGTATAGATACATCTGCAACAGTGACCGGGTCTGGGTCAACATCCGCATCGTTGCGGTCGTAGTCCACCATCTCAGTGAAGTCTTTGTAGACTACATCGG